CTGCTTTCGTTGGCACTGAGTGTCGCGGCATGGCAAAGGCGGAGCAGGCAGAGAACGGCGAGTATGTCTTCCGCATGGAGATAAACGGCAGCATGGGAGCGGAGGAACCTGTGACACTGAAATATTACTCAACACGCAACAAGTATCTCTATCAGGCTCCCTCGGTGTTCACCTTTGCCAGTGGCGCAAGCTATGGCACAGTCAGCGAGCCTCGCGTTCCTTCTTTCGTCATTGTTGAATAAGCTAAAAACTGTCTGTATATATGAATAAGAAAACTATAATAAGCTTGGTGCTGGGGTGCATATCTGTGCTCCCGGCATCAGCACAGAACGGATGGTTTGTTGAGGCAGGCGGAGGTGTGCAGACTATCTTCTCGAGCGATGCTGGTAAGCTGGATTTCGGCAAGCGTCTCACTCCGTCATATACTATTGGCGTGGGCAAGTGGATCACTCCGGCTTACGCCCTGCGTCTGCAGGTTGGAGGCTATGCGCTCAACGGTATGTCCACATCGGAAGGACTCTATCTGCGTGACCCTCAGACCGACGGTTCCGTATATGGTCCTCACGACCCGGTCATCGACAATGTGACGGTCCGCCCTGACGGCACCTATCGTCATTATCTGCGTTACGTCAACGCTCATGCCGACTTCATGGTGAGCCTCTCGCGTCTGTTCTTCCGTAGTCAGGGCAGGTTTGACGTGCTTCCTGCTGTAGGATTTGGCTACGCTCACGCCTTCGCCTATCGTGGCACGGCGAACACCAACTCGCTCACAGCCAACTTCTCTGTCGCTGCCAAGTACAGCGTGCTGAAGTGTATGGATGTCAACCTTGAGATTGCTTCGGCTCTCATGCCCGACCATTTCGACGGTCGCATCACAGGCAGAAAGTACGAGCCAACGCTCGGTGCAACACTCGGACTGACATATCGCTTCAACGCCTCAAAGCCATACGTCAGGAAGGAGCGCAGTAAGAAGCATCGTCGTGAAGCTGTGGTCGACACGGTGTATATGGTGGAGAGGGTAGTGGAGCGTCCCGTCTTTAAGGACCGCATCGTGGAGAAACCGGTGGTGAAGAAGCAGGAAGCGTTCCGTCTTGCCTCTATTAGCTTTGCTTACGCTTCTGCCAAGCCGGCGAAGAAGCAGGAGATAGTGTTTGAGAACATCGTCGAATATCTCAAGCAGCACCCTTCTGCCCGCATCCGTTTGGACGGTTATGCCGACAAAGCCACAGGCAAGGCACGAACAAATCTGATGCTATCTATTCGCCGCACCGATAGCGTGCGTAATATCCTCATAGAGCGTTACGGCATCGCTCCCTCACGCATCGATGCCCAAGGTATCGGCTGCAATGCGCAGCCGTATGAGAAGAACGAGCATAATCGTGTGGTGATTGTTACGGCACTGCCCGAGTGAGGTGTGTTTTGTAAAAAGAAAATTCCGTAGTAGATAATAATGCAAGAGAGTGTGTGTTTATTACATACTCTCTTGCTCATATAGGTATAATGTCTTATTTTCCCAAAGACTTGAACATCTTGGTGATGCACTTTTTCTTCTGCTCCATGTTTGGGTGAACATAGAGATTAAGGGTTGTTGTAATATTGGCATGACCGAGCAGTACGCTTACTGTCTTGTAGTCGCAGTTGCTTTCAATGCAGCGTGTGGCAAAGCTATGGCGCAGTCCGTGATACTTTAGTCGGGGAACGTCAAGACGTGTCGGCTGCGATGATGCGACCTGCGAAGTATCGGCTGCGACGTGGACGGTAAATAATGAGTCCAAATGTTCAATGGTATTTCCTATTCATTGAACATTTGGCTCAAAATACAATTATTTTGATAACACTTTCCAATATCCACTCTTGAAACTGCCGACACGTTCTAAATAGCCAGTCTTTTTGAGAAATGCTATTTCACGCTTGGCGGTGGCATCCGACAATCCGGTTTTCTCACAAAGCCTTTCTCTGCTTAGATTCTTTTCTTCTGAGAACATCCGCAAAATCATCTTCTGCCTCTCGGTCAAGTTTATTGGGTCATTTATTGGGTCATTTATTGGGTCATTCAATGAACCAGATACAACATTGTTCTGAATATGCAGAGTCAATTTAACTTGCATAAGTTCTGGCTGTTCCAATAACTCAGGCTTTATCCAATGCTTTTCATTCCATGCGTTTAGGATAAGTGGGAAACCCGAGCCAAGGTTCTCGCCATAGCCTATCATACGGAACATATTCTGCATACGCTGATTACGTGCCTTTGACTCGCCACCTTTGTAAATCTGCTCAATAGGCAGTTTCAGAAGTCCTGGATTGGTCAGAACAAAACAATCGTCATACTTTTCAACTTTCAGCACTCCATTCACCATAAAATCGGAATGAATAACCATATTTGTAACGGCTTCACGCACAGCCTTGGCTTGAAGCGTATCGTCTTTGCGCACTACACCGTCCATACTGAAAGGGTGAGGCAAATCACGTGTCAGTTTCGGAATGACCATGCGGATAAAGTTGAACAGGTTGTTTTCCCAAGTCCCATCGTATGTCAATCGGTCGCTATAGCGTTGGTCGCCTATCAAATTGGATTTATCAATGTAGTCCATTCGCAGATTGTCGAAACGCTCACGGACGGGCAATCCTTTGCCAAACATTAAAAGTCCAGCCATAGTCAGTCCTTCTTTTCCTGTCCTTCGGTCTCGTGTATAACCTCCAAAGTTCGTTAGAAACTCCTTATGTTCTACCGAGTTCCATTGATGCTCTGGATGCAAGTTCTGAAACATCTGACGGAAGCGTTCCAATGTTGGGATGTCAATGTCGTCCATTGTGTAGTATTCCAACAACAATCCATCATTGCCAGCTTCATTGGCATCACGGAGCATCATTTTCAACTCTTGCTCCGTACAATGATAGTCGCCTTCATGGTTGCGTTTGAAAGTTCCTCTTGACAAATTGTTGTTGATATAGACAGGACGGACTGTATAATCGGCACGAGGTACGTTGATGGCAATGATTTCCTTACCATCAAAATCTATTGTCTGTATATCGTCATCATGCAAAAGATTTACATTCACTTTCTCTTTGCTGTTGACAATATTCCACAAGTCCTTGCGAATTTTGTCGGCATCCTCAACACCTACTATCTCAAATCGCTTGGCCTTGTCATGCTCATCCATGTGCTCAACCACACCCAACAGAATGGTTCCACCGTATGTGTTGGCAAAAGCAGAATAAGTGTCCCAAAGAGAATTTGGCACCCCTTTCGAGGCTTTCTTGCATTCGAGCGTTACACGCTCACCATCAGACAGAAGTTTGTATATGTCATTTATTTTACTCATCACAATCATTCTTCTAAATCCATACATTGCAAAAACAAAGTATAAGATTTGGTTATTTTTGCTGTATCCAAGGAGATTGCGTTAATATCCTTAAAACTTTCTCGAAATTTTGTTTCTGATTTTTTGCATTGAAATCATAGTAATCAGAACAATCTTTGAGGTGTTCTTCGAATAATTTTACAAAAAACTTAACATCAGCAATACATGCTTCCCCCCATGTGCAAGAAGGCGTAAGAAACAGTCCAGATGGTTTTTGCTGATATAATTCTATGGCTCTATAAATATCTCCATTCAAAACATGAAAATCAGCCAAATTTACTTGAGTGATCGGAGAGTCGAGTTCACGCTTTGGCATATATTCAAGGATTTTATCTACATTTTCAAAAAAAGCATTTCCATTACAATTGTCATATATCGACATGATTAGTTTGTCAAAGCTACGTTCATATACTTCTGTAGCAATATATACATGTTCGCAGTTCAGTACTTTAAGTTCTCTTATTCTTCCATCTGCAGCAAACATTCTGAACTCTTTTCGATTAGAACAATATGCATAAAAGTGTGATAATGAACTCATGCCATGTTTTGTACAAAGGCCTAATCCAATATGTGGGGCATCGTAAGTCGCTCCCTTCCTGCAAAATACTAAGTTGGATAAAAAACGGGTACTATACCCCGAGTTGCTTGAATCGTATGCAATCCATATTGGGCTGCCATTAGCGATAGCGTTGAGGAGAATTTCTCTCATTGTATAAAAGTCTTCTATTCGCATATTAGAACGATACTCCCACTGTATCTCAGAGTACAGATTTTTCAATGGAACAAAATCTGTTATTTCGTCTACAGGAATTTCAAGCTCGTATTCAAAAGGACTTTTTCCTGTTATAAACTCTTTACCATTTCTATAAACAAATTTTATCTGCTTGTTTTTATATACCCATTGATAACCGTCATTTTTAAGCACTTTGCAATAATCACAATTTATTTGGGCAATTTTTTCAATTACAGAAGCCCATTTAGATTGTTCTATTGGAGGCAAAATATCTTCATTAGGCTTTAAAAAGCTCAAACGCTCTATATCATAGGTAGCAGAAACATGGTTCGTTTGTGTATCGTCTCTGGAAACATAATCTGACAAGTTTAGATAATGCTCCCTTGCGTTGTCAGAGGCCATTTGCTCAGCTTGCTCGTAAGTCCACCTTTCTACGGATTCTAATGTATCCTCATCATATTTAATACTCTCATCATTAGTCAGCCATCTTAGCATACGTTTAATATAGTTGGTTACACCTTCTATATTTTTATGTATTTGCGGCTCCGCAAAACGTATTACGCACCATCCATTTCTAATAAAATATCTATCACGTAGATTGTCGCCATTGCCTTTGTAATGAATTGGTTTGCGACTTACAATATCATAAGGTTCATCTACTTCTATGTCTACATATATGTTTCGTTTTTTCCAATAAAGGCACACGTCAGGCCGATATGAATAATTTCTATTCAATATAGGTAATTTCACATTGTCAAGAACTATAATATTATTAAGTTCCTGACACATTTTGCGTATGCTACTTAACAACACTGGTTCCATAACACCAACTGTTGTTCCTGTTTTATCACGTTGAGGAATCAGAATAGAAGTATCATGCTGCGGAACCTTTACCGACGGAAAACTGTCATGATCCAATTCTCCTTGGAACTTGTCATATAGAAAATTTCCTTCAAAAGCAAGATTAGGTTCAGCTACATCCTGCTTATGATGACATCTCTTTCCTATATTCTGCTTTTCGGACAGAGGACTTGAATTGTTAGGATTAGGTTCTTTGGACTTTGACGCTGGATTGATGAATACACGAGGTTCTAATGTTATTATATTCTCTATAGAACCATCATTTTCATCATGAACATCAATGACATTGGTGCTGAGTTGTTTCTTAATATTCTTGTATGGAACAAATTTTACAATATTCTTTGCAGATGATTTTTTCCTTTCTTTTTTTTGAATATCAAAATAAGTTCTTTCATACCTTTTAATAATGTGAAATGCTCCAAAATTCTTCAAAGATATTCTATGTCCTTGCTGTAATTCTGAAAGTATAGTCTGTATGCAGCAGTTCACAATCATTTTGGAAAGGCTAATAGAAAATCCTGTCCTTCTTGCCACCTCTCTTATTAACTGTTTCTTATTCATATACTAATTATACTCTATTTTCACTATTAGTAAAACAATGGAGGGTCTGAAAAAAGTTAGATGCTTTTTATGCGTCCTTAACAGCAATATTCTCAATCGGCCAAAACAAATCCTGTATCTCGACATTCAAATATTTGGCAATCTCCACCAATGTCTCGACATTCGGCTGTATAGTGTTGGTACACCACTTTGAGACGGTTGCAGGGTCTTTGCCTAATTGTTCAGCGAGCCATTTGTTGGTTCGCTTCTTTTCTGCCAAGACAACCTTTAGCCTGTTTATATCTTTACTCATATCTATGTATAATTGTTTGGTTATGCAAAAGTAGTGATTCCCTGTTAGAATAACGAATAAAGGTGTTGAATTATTATGTAAGATAGTGATTTTTGTGTTCAATAAATGATGTATACATCAATTTATAGAATATATGAGCTAATCTATTTGACTATAGGGTGTCATTTGACGACTCATAATATGGGCGATGTCAAGTGAAGTGCAATGAAATTATGAGAAATACGGGTGAAAACAACATAAACTTTGTCAACCAAAATAAATTAACAGCGAGTTATGTTGGCAAAAACTGTAGCAATTATATAAAAGAAAAAATGCTAAATAGCTGATAATTAACTACTTAGCATTTTAATAGGTGCGCCTGATAGGACTCACGGATTGTTTTTAGTTGTGTTGGTATAACGCAATAGGGTATTGATTATCAAACATTTATAATTTTGTGTTGCGCAATATATCGCAACAAACCACAACAAATAGCACGCAATTTCGCACGCATTTCTTTTAGTTGCGTGCGATTTCTCTCAAGCTTCTCGCAAGATTTATTGGACGCAAAGATAATGCTTATCAGGCGTTTTACTGCCCCAAAATATGTTTTGCAATATATAATGCAAAAATTATTTTGAAATTACTTGCAATTTCAAAATAAAAGCTATATCTTTGCAACGTAATTAAGAAAGAATTTAAGAATAAATTAATTAAAACGACCAGCCCTCGACATCACGGTTAAGTCAATTACAATGAGAAATGAATTTTACGAATGCGAAAAGCATACTTCATACTGGCGTAAAAAGGCAATAGATGCCATGCCTTGGGCATCAAAAGTAGTTGCCGTAGTTGGCGGTTACACTGGCTTCGAAAGCTTGGACGATTACGAACTCTGGCGCAACCAGAAATAACAAAAAGCCCCACCTTCATGTGGTGGGGCTAACCACGAGATTTAAATCTCGAACTTATCTACAATAGTAGAAATTATGCTCATAAGAGCGTTTCAATCCACAACCCTATCAGGGTTGACAGCGCAAAGATAAGCATAAATTACACAAGTTGTATGATATTCAAAAAATTATAACTTAAAAATTTGAATATGGCATGCTTAAATAAAAAACAATACGACTACCGCAGAGAATCAGCGGCCGCCCGCAATCTCAACAACGAAGAAATTGCTGTTGAACATGGCATGAGCGAAGAACAAGCAGAACTCATCTCTAAGTTATGTGCAATACGTCACAACTTTCACTGCAATATAAGATAGTCTTGCGAAGAGTAGCGAAGACAATTCAATCTTTGATGAAATTGAGAACATAGAAGACGCAATCAACGAGAGCGGACTTCCGCAACTGAATGTTGCAAGCATGCTGCTTGATGCTGACGATATGAATGGACTTATCTACGAATATGGCGATGACGTACCCGAAGACCATGATAGCCAAGAGTTCCAAGATTGGTATGACGATAATTATACTCGCATTTACAGAGAACTTGAAGGAATAAACAAAAACATCGAAAAATACTTATCAAGCATTGATGCGAAGTACGGAACACATTGGTGTCCTGCTGGGTATTTAAGATTGATAATATAAAAAAACATGAATAATCTATGAATAAAAACAACTGGGGCGGCAAACGCACAAACGCAGGTCGCAAAAAAGTCGGTGATGCAGTCTTATACTGCCGAATGCCGCAAAAGGCAGTAAACAAAATAAAAACCTCTGCAAAAGAACAAAACCTTGCAGTAGGTGACTACCTAATCAAGCGACTCGGATTATAGCAAAAAGCGTGACGATGTGTCACGCTTTTTTTATTCAAAACTCTTCATATACCGCCATATCTTGTTGCAAGGCGCGTCTTCGTCCTCAAAGAAAAACGCATGACCTGTTTCTATAATCAAGTCTGTCGTCAACGTTTTGCACAAGTCGGCATAAGCAGCGTTAAACGCTACATACTTGTCGTAATCCGTCACACAAGGCTTGAACTGCAACCCCTTAGTTGCTTCAAGAACCTGCTCCATGCTCCAATGCGGCCCGTGATGCTCTGTACCGTCCTTAGTCGTGTAGTATATGCGGCTTACCGCCTTTTCTGCACTCTCCTTGTCGAAGTGCTTGCACTTGCCACCACCCTTGCAAAACACAATATACAATCTTCCCATAATCATCATTTTTTAAATTCGTTGATAAAATCACGAAGGACAGCGCCAAGGCTCTTCACCTCATTCTCAATTCCCTCAATCCGCTTATCTTGCGCTCGCTTCTCTGCAAATATTGGGTTAAGCTCCTCCAACAACTGGTTACAATTTGCCACCGTTTGCTTGTGTGTCTCAACCTGTGACAGTGCCTCCTCGCTTGCAGCTTTAAGTGCTTCCACCTCTCTTAGTATTCCGTCCTTGTCAGTTGACAACACAAGATACCCAGCATACGTTATTGATGCAGTTTCGGGAATTGTGTATGTCTTGGTTGCACCATCTGCCTCAATGGTTATATCCACAACAAGACCAGTAGGCTGCGCACCGAAAGCCTTGGCTTGGTTATTGTCGTAACGCGGAACTGCAACACTCACGGCTTTGCCTTGATAGTACCTTGTTTTCTCCTTGTCAAGGAAGTAAATCGGGTAGCCAGTCTTTATGTCTTTGAATAGCATGATTTTAAGTTATTAGTAGCACGTGGGGCAATCACCTCCCCACGTGCTTGTTATTACTTCTATTTCGACCTTTTCCGCGACCTCGCGAAAAAGCTATTGTTGTCAACCTTTTCGTTGGCGTCAATAGAATGGTCATTAGTGATTATTTCCTTTCTGGAAACACCTCCTCATGTTGTTGCAGTCGTAGTCTTGCCCAAAGCAGCAATCAGTGCGGCAGTTTGGTTCTGCTGAGAGAGTTCCAATCTCGCATCTTGATATTTGCGGTCAATGTCGGCATACCAATGGTTGTTAAGGGCGTCAATTATGCGCTGAGTGTTGTCCTGTCCAGCGCGAATCACATCGCACTTGTCCTGCGACATCTGATAGCCTACAGAGCTAAATCCACGCTCCACCGATGAGTTTACGAAATTAAGGCTCTGCTGCAAGGCGTTGGTCTGTCCTTGTATTGCGAGCTGGTTCTCGTAGCCCATCTTGGTGATACCATTCTGTGTGTTGCAGCAACAATTCTGAATTGCTTGAATTACAGCTGCGTTTCCTTTGTCGGCTGCGTTAATAACTCGCTCAGCTGAGAAACCTACTTGACCCGCAACTTGTTCAATGGCTGAACGTACTGCGCACACGCCTTGCTGCAACTGGTTAAAGTCACAATTAAGGTTTGCACCAAGCGTAGTCAAGGCATCGTTATTACCCTTGATAGCCTGCATCAGCAAGTCGGAGTTGTGGTTGTCGGCCATCTGTGAGCGCAAAGATTGTATTTGGCCCTGTATCTCCGCATCTTGCAGACCATTGCGGTTGCCGAACCCGAAGCCATTGCCACCAAACATAGCAAGGAAGATAAGGTACAAGAATGGATTGTTAAGCCATTGGTTCGCGCCACCCAAACCACCATTCATCATAGCTGCCATTGCAAGAGGGTCATTGTTTTTGTTCGCCATTGCTGCATAGGCAAGGGCATCGTTGTTCCCTCTGTCGCAACAGATTACTTTCTCTACATTGTCCATAATTATAAATGTATTAAGTCGGTCGGGGAATATCCCCCGATACCGCAAAGATTGTGACAAGTTGCTTGTGAGTTGCTTGTTAGTTTTGTTTGTTGTTTGTGAGTTATTTGTAAAAATCAGTCTGCCATATTCTCACCGATTATTTTCCGCTATTGCGTAACCAGACGCTTCTTCATTTCCTACCTCATCACCCGTGCAGCAAGCCCCTTAAGCCTATACCTTGCACTATTCTTAAGTGAATTTACTCGCTGCTGACTCATTCCGCTAACGGCTGCAATATCCGTTTCTGTAAAGCCTATATCTATGAGTGTATCTATCATTACAACACGTGCCGTAACACATCTTTCTGTTCGTGATATTGCAAGCTGCTCAAACGTTAATTCACTCGCTTCTAAGGTGGCTTCAACCACTCTGTTATATATTTCTTCAAGTTGTTTCATTTTATGGGATTTTATTGGTTAAAAGACAAAGGCAAGCAGAGGATACCTCACACGGTTCCTCGCTTGCCAACTCAAACACAATAAAATCACTTACGTTTCTTGTATATGTAATAATAGATGATTGCAATTATTGCAACCGTCATGATAGTGTAAAAAGCAAACTTTTGTGCTTCATACAATGCAGTCGTTTCAGCGACTTTCTTTTGTTCTGTACTTATCGTTGTTTGCTTTTCTTTGCTATTGCGTACACGCTGAACGTTGCTCGCATGGCTATTCGCGCTCAGCGCGTCCTTATTATGATACACTTTCCTGTCTCGGTACACATATTTTGTCAGCATTCGCCCTGTGGTGTCTACCACAACGTATGTAACCATGTTGTCTGTTACGCTGTCGGTTGTTTCCATTTTGGAAATAACCTTGATGGTGTCATACACTTGTAGCGTGTCGCTATGGTGGATGATGAGTGTATCACTCGTTCGCTCCATGCTCTGCACCACCTTGCGCGCGCAACTGCTGTGCAAGACAACTGCACAGAAAATGACAAGAAGAAAACTACAAATTCTATTCATTTTTTACAGAATATATTTTGTTACTTGGAACATAATCGTTACCTTTGCATTGTTCTAATAATAAATCAGCGATGGTAAAATTTTCAGAGTTGTATAGGTTGTTAGAATCCAATGGTTGGAAAATCAAAAAAGGTTCGCGACATTTCAAATATGTTCATTCCGATTTTGACTTTTTCATACCCGTTGGCCGTCATAAATCAGCAGAAGTGCCTACTGGCACACTAAATTCTATTTTGAGGGCGGCTGGGTTGAAACAACCTAAGAAGTAAAAGAACCATGGTTCTCCGCTCCATATTAAGTGGAGCGGTTCTTTCTATTTGAATAACCCAAAAATGCCAAGTAATATGAAACTTAATGCTGTTATTGAACGCGGACAAGATGGCGGATTTGCCATCTGTGTTCGGGAAATGCCCTGGCTGCTTGGCTATGGCAAAACCGAATCAGAAGCAAGGGAAGATTTTAACGATGTTTTCAAAGAGCAAGTTGATTACTTCTTTGAGAAACACGGGAAATATCCAGATTGGAAAAATGCAGAAATATCGTTTACATACGATTTGACAGCATTCTTTCTTGCATTTCCCTTTATCAACGCCTCTGAATTTGCTCGTTTTGTTGGGCTTAACCCCTCTTTAATGCGCAAATACAAGCAAGGACTTGCATCAGCATCAGACAAGCAGTTGTATATTATCCAGCAAGGATTAAACAAGTTTGTTGACCATCTGAAATCTGTACAATTCTGATAGGCTGCAAACATTAGCCACCATAAGCAAAGATTTATTAGAACACCTTACTGCTGCACGAGTTTGCCGTGTGGCAGTTTTGTTTTATACGAACTTGCCATACGCAAAGTGGTTCACCCGATTTAGCCACCCTTTCAAGAACTTCTTCTTACGCGGATTTTTTTGGGCGGTTACATTAAAAAAGGCTATGCGGTCTTTCTTCAACGCGCCAAATAAGGGTAGTGGAGAGTGTCTGTTGATGGCTGATAATGTTATATTACCCATGATGCCATCTGCATTAACACCTACTATGCGTTGTATATGCCGTATTGCTAACGATGTTCCGCTATTGTAAGCCCAATCTACTAATAGGTTGGCTATGCTTTGGTCTGCTATATCGTCAGCTTTGCATTTGTCCCAATAGAGTGACTTGAATATGTGTCGCCACTCGTTGTCGGTCATGTGCTTTAGGTCGTTGATTGTTTTTGTTCGGCCATATACGCTGCGGAATGTGTTAAGGGTTACACCCTTGTTTGTTGGACCTCCGCTATCTGCAGGGTCGTTTACGAACCCTCCCTCAAATTTAAGGATAAAGGGTATTAATTTTCGGTAGTCTGCCATTTGTTTTTATTTTTATTGTATGCCTTATTTTTTATTCTTTCATTCCTTCTTCAACTGCTTCGCCTACATCTTCATTTTTTCGTTTAATGTAAGCAACGAACATGCGTTTTAGGCTAAACCTACTCTTAATGCCGTGTATGTCGCAAATATGCCCATATATTGAATCAAATTCGATGAGCAATGCTGCTGATGCTCCTATTGCGCCACCTGTTATGTCTGTGCCTATGCCAAAAGGTTCAAGTATTGCTTTGGCGAGAAGCAGCCCGAAGATGATAAAATTAATGTACTCCAAGAACTTTGTGATAGTTCTTCGCAATGCACGACTTAAGCGAAAGTCTTGTTTTTTAATTTTTACGCTTGCAGTTAAACCCGACCAAAAATCTGTAAAAACAAGCACTACTATAAAGAGTACAAGCCATCGCAGGTCGAATAGTACTTGTATCAATTCGGCATAGAACGTGCCACCTATAATAGCTCCGCTTGTGGTGACTAATGGGTTAGCATTGCTTGTGCTGATTGGGTTTGTCATAAGCCAAGTTTCGTTTTAATTTGGTCTAAAAGTTGTTTGTCGGCAGCAGACATTAAGCCATCATTGTTTGCAGTTGCGGTGGGTATAGGGTCTGTATGTTCCTTATTGAACGACAAATCGAATTGGCGTAATACATATTTATTTTCTCCGCTATCCCATTGTAATCTATCACCAAAGAGACAACTCCAATCTTCTGCATAGCTGATTTCTTGGCGAGTGCCATCAGTGAAATAAACAGCACGTTGAAAAACCTTTGATTTGTTGAAAATTATTTGTCTTGTATAATCATTTTCAACATTTTGCATCATTGTAATGCTCATCGCACCATCAGCATACGTGCAATGTACGTGTACAATATTAGAGTTGCTTGATATTTCAATATCTTTAAGTGCATTAAGAGCTGCTTCCTCTGACTCAAAGTTCCCAAGGTCACGCGCATAAGCAGTTAAATTATCAAGCTTAGTCTTATCTTGTGCAGTCATCACCCCAGCCTTAGCAGTTGTTGCCTTAGAAATTGGTGTATCATACGCTCCACCATTTGCAAAATTCAGATAGCGTAAATTAACATATTCTGCTGTACTTAGCTCCTCTCGAATGAATCTAAAGTTTACTCCACAGTCTTTCATTCGTTGTCCCCATTGCCACGGTAAAAGTCCGTCTTGATAACATGCGCCACCGTCACTACCCATATATGGTATCATATATTGTGAAGTTTGATGTGCTTCATTATCATGGTCATAATGAGTATTATTATCAGCGCCCCATCTTTTCCAACGAACATATATTCTACCATTTTCTGAATAAATCCACCAGTTACATGACGCAACACAGTTTTTATCAGCATCAGTACCAGTAGAATAAATGTAGTTCTTAGTTGTTCCTTGCGTACCACTCTGTGCAGTGGGTACATTCAATGCCGTGAGCAATTGTTGTAGCGTGATAGTTTGAGCATTGTCTGTGTCGGTCTGCCCAGCAACGACTAATCGCACGTCCAATCCGCTGACGCTCGCTGCTGCTTGCAACTCGGCTAATGCTTCTGAGAGTTTTTTTGTTGCCATGTTATTTGTTTTTTGTAGGTTTGTAATGGTTGTAATTTATGGCGCGCCTTCGGGTGCGCTTTTTTATCATTCGGCAAGTGGTTCTGGGTAAATTGGTGGTTTGATAATATTATCTGTCTGTATCTGCCACCCATTACCAGGCTTTAGCGTACCATTGATCTTTATATTAAATAAAGCACCGTCATATTGCCAATAGAATTGTCCGTCTGAGCCGACACACATAGTAAGTATAATCATGCCTTTGCCTAAATTTAAATAGGTCGTGAAGTCTGTTTCACCTTTTTTGGAAAAGCGGCCGTATAATTTAAATTCTTTGCCGAGACTATCAGTGTCTGTCATGTTGTTATAAATAATAAACTTGCAGCCGACAAGCGAAAGAGCTTGTTGGATTTCTTCATCGCTATCTCCGTAAGGTGGTAATTGCCAATATTTGTAATATTTTGAAGTCTTGTTATTTCCGTCTGTTTCAGTTACCGTTTCGGGCAAACTATTGACATAGATGATGCTTGATAAATTGGGGATTATAGGGTAAGCATATTTATTGTATTTAATAGTTTTCAGCCCCGATGTACTTTTAACCCTTAATTCAAGGTAGTCAGCCCAATTATTCGTGTTAATTACCGTTACCGAGTTAAGCTGCATACCCGTTGTAATGCCGTTAAATACACCTTGGTCAGCATATATTGTGCCTTTAAAGACGCCTTCATCGGCATAGACCTTGCCTTTGAAGTAATATTGTTGATTTACAGGGTCGATTGCGACTTTCAGAATATTGTGGTCTAATGCGTACATACCCACGACTTTATTGCCACCTATCTGCAATCCGTTGGACGACATAAAGCACCCTGTATAAGTGTTGTCAATCTCTTCTTTCTTGCCGAAGAACGCGTTACCACTTGCGATGTAATTGTCACCGCTCATGGTGTAACCGTTGAAGGCTTTCATCCAGTCGGGCAAAGAGACGGCTTTTTTGTCCATTTCGTTTAAGCACCAATCGGAAGCGGTTTTGCCCACTTCGAGCTTTACTTGATTGATAGCAATGAAGTCACCGCTTGTGCCTATTGTTGCTCTGAATAGCAATATAGGTGAGGAGTAAGTGCCGTCCGTGCGGACGCGGAAGGTGTAGATGTGTCGCACCCATTCTGCGGTTAGCTCCCATGTATGGCTTCCGTCATTTTTAAATGCAGTTTCCTTCACTCCGTCAGCCATTGGCATATCTGCGCTTGCATCAGACAAGACGCGTCCTCCATAATCATATACGTATGTGTTGAGACTACCCGATCCACGTGCGTAGAAAGAGAGTGTGTACCATTGTCCCGACATGATTGTTGAGCCTAACGATTGCGAATAGAAGTCAAAATCGCGTTCACTGCTTCGCCATGCACACAAAGAGTTGATACCACAGAACGTTTCCATGTTGGAAGGTGTAGCCATGCGAATAAGCTGCGCATCATTCTGAATGTAGCCGTCAGCGGTTAATGCTGAGCCACCTCCGTATGGTCTACCCAATGTGACCATTGAGATGTCTGCTTGCGCGCCACTTGACAATCGTACAAGTACATACTTTGTACCGCTAAGGCTTGACTTCGTGCAGAATGCGATGTAATGACGTCTCCACGTTGAGGTCAACGCAAATGCGGCACTTGCGTCACTTGGAGAGCCTTTTGCGTCTCCGTCAACGTAAATCGTTTGTTCGTTAGTGTCGGGATAACAATATACGGTAGCAATACCAGAGCCACGCATTGTAATGCCTATAACGTACCACGTCTGAGGGCTGAGCAACTTTGTTACATCATATCGGAACATGTCCGTCTGTGTTGATACCGAAGCAGAGAGCATATCCGTATCGCCCACCGCTGATCCCTCATTCAGCGTGCCGCTAATCGTGGCGAGCGATGAGCGGAAATTGAGCCACGTGCCAGCATAGTTCTCCGCCTTTGGAGCAAAGTCGGTATGTACGAGTAAGTTGTTATGCAGGCTTGTCCCGTCAGCTCCGTCTTTTCCGTTCGTACCGTCCTTACCATTCCAAACGACAGGAATAGTTTTTTGTGCTACTTCGACTTCGCTGACGTATAGTTTAAACTCTATTCGTGTTGCGCTGGTTGCTACGAGTGTTACGGTGTCACCAGTACCTGCTTGTGCAATAGTAGTGCCGTCAGATCCATATACGGCCCACCTCATTACACCTCCTGTAAACTTCGTAGATTTTAATCCTTGCGTTCGGTAGGCTTCAACGGTAATCGTCTTTTGGCTATAAGAGGGTGTCGCACCGCCTTTTTGTGTTCGCGATATTGACCCAACGGGAGCGAGAATGTAATAGGCAGCTCCGTCATCGCCTTGTGGGCCGCGAGGGCCTTGTATTCCGTCTAAACTTTTGTAATAGATAACTTCTGTTGCGATAATGTTTCCATTTTTATCAATCGTTTTTCTCCAAACGTACGAACCTTTTGGAATATTAGTTGGGAACATATCACTCCATGTTCCATTTGGCTCAATAGTATCAGAAGTGCTTGTAGCATATTTGTATGTATAAGTAGGTATCTTTCCGTCCTCGCCAACATAACCAATCAATTCTGTAATAACTACTTCTCCACTACTATTCAATGTCTGTCTCCAAATGTACGTTCCCTTCTCAATGTTTGTTGGGAAAGTGTTACTCCAACCCCTACTCGGTTGTTGTGTACTTGATGTGTTCGTAGCATATTTGTATGTATAAGTAGGGGTTTTTCCGTCTTCGCCAACATAACCAATCAATTCTGTAGCCACGACTTTTCCGTCACTATCTTTTGTGCGTTTCCAAATGTACATACCTTGTGTAACATTTGTTGGAAACGTACTGCTCCAATCTTTAGTAGGTGCTGTCGTTCCCGATGTGCCTGTAGCGTATTCGTACGTGAATGTTGGTATCTTTCCGTCCTTACCTACGAAGCCAATCAGTTCCGTAGTTTCAGTGCCGTCTGGATAGAATGTGCGCTTCCAAATGTACTTGCCTTGCGCAATGTTGGTTGGGAACGTACTGTCCCAGCCACTATTCGGGGCGGTAACTCCATTGTCACTAACGGCCCATTTGTAGGTCGTTTGGCTCTGTGCGCCCCATTTGATAACGACATTGCTACCTATAGTCACTGTTCCTTTGCCGTCATAGGAAATCGCGCCCTTACCCAGTTCAAATGTGCCGTCAGGGTTAAGAGTGTAATGCACTTCACCTTTTTCCGATTGCGACATTACACGGCCATTCTTGCTATATAGGCCGAAGCCACCATTTGGTAAGTCTCCACCAAGGCGACAAGCTAAACAACCGTCAAAAGACTTAGTATGAATGCCTGTAAGAATATCAAGGGCAGGTTGTCCATTTCCGTTAGCATGAATGTAGATTGCGCTTTGTCGCGTTTTATCTATTTCGTTACCATACTGCACGATTTCATCTCCAGCCGAAGGTAACGACATAGAAGATGTGCTTTCGCTTACATTGTCTGCTTTCGTGCCGTTGTCTTGATTGATAACACCTTTAAATTCAGATTTGCTTATAGCTAAAACATTTTGATGTCCATTTCCATTATCTCCCAAAAAATTAACCTTAACCCAATAACCTTTTAGCCCATTGCCAGTCCAACGTTGACAACGGATAAAATCTTTCGCTGCAAAGCCGCCATATCCATGCGTTTCTTCGCCCTCCATGATAAGGTAGTAATTAGTACTATCTGATTGCACTTCCTTTACCTTACCGCACGCTTGGCTGATGCCTAATGAGCCACAGATAGCACGTATTTGGTCTATAATTAGTTCATGTGCAATAAGGCTCTCACGAATTTTCAAACTATCCAATTCAAGGATATATTTTCCATTCGCGTCTTCTTGCATTTTCCAACCATACCCACCAAAATCGGACATATAGTGTTCAGCCATTTCTGGCACTTTTTTGCCGAGGGCATTCAGCACAAAATTACCTGTTGCTTTTGCCGAGCCTATAAATCCGTCAAACCATGTTGATAAAAGTCTTGCCATATTTTTATTTTAATAATATTCGCAAATTCCGTCCGCTGCTGTTGCAGTTCCGTTATTAGAACCTTTAGCACTAATCCCAGACAGGAAGTTTATATTACCGAAAGCATTTTGGTCTTTCTGTTTTGACAGAAATTCAAATTGCGCTCTCAATGCAGAATAAGTATTCGAATCACTTGCTTCTGTTTTATCTTGTCTCTTGATTAGATATACAGAACCTCCTCCACTTGTTGTCTGTCCAAGATACTGCAATCCTTGTGTTCCTATCGTAGGAGATGTCCCACTAATTTGCTTTTCTAAATCTCCAATGCGAGAATATTCGGCCTTCTCACCAACTTTGTAGATAGGACTATCGAAAGGTATATCCATTTTCTTTTCGTAACCAATAACACGTGATGCACGTTTACCAGAACGAAAGAAAGCACCATTATATAACGTTATCCGTCTTCCAAGGTCAAAATCCCATGTCATATCAGGATTAAGTTCTTTTCCGCTGTTATCTGTGGTTATTTCGTTTCCGTCTTTGTCTATTAGGTGAAAACCATTCTCATCAACAATAAACGTTTCAATATTCCTTCCGTATGCAATATCACTGAATAGCGTACATTCATACGTATTCGGGTCTATTGCCATTCTCTTTAATTCTTTTGCAGTTTCCTTTGCAAGCTCATCTTGTGCATTCTTTATAAGCCTTTCGTCAAGTCGCGTAACATCCCAACCTGTAAGAATAAATTCATCACCAACCTTCGGATACATTGCGCCATTGGGTAACATTAAGCCACCATCAAATTGTTGTCTTAGAATGCGAAAATATGTATGCTCAACGACATTCGTATTATCTTTTTCAGGAGGTGTTTCGCTTGAATTATATTTTGTTTCAAAAGTGAGGCCAGTGAGTGCTCCAGATTGAAATTCAATCTTCATATTTTCTCCGTTTTGTAGCTGCCATTCTTCGTTAAACGTGAAATCTGAAGTTTGAATGTAGTACTCAGTATATTTTTCTCCTGTTGGTGTCTTACCGTCATCACTCATTACGTTTTGCTGCTTGTCATTTACTTTCGTAATGGTTGTTTTTGTCCGTGGATATATATCATCGAAAACAAGTACTTTTTCAACAATTTCAGCATCGTTTTTCGGTGTTTCTATATCAATATACCCTGGACTCGCAAGTGGCAAATGAGTATCTGACATCTGTTTAATGGTTTCGGCATCTTGACTATTTGCTTTAAACCACCAAGAAGGCAATTTGTTTGTTATAAGGTTTTTGACGCGATACGTATCGCCCTGCTTAGGCAATGCTGTTTCACCATCTTCCCACCTAAAATTAAACTCACCTACCTTTGTTGAGAATATGGCCGAATTACTTGCACTTTCAATACCATTTGTATTAACGTTTGCAAGTAAAGAATGTATCTTGTAGTATTCAGCACTTGTTCTAATACACAATTTTGTACCTTCAGAAACTGTAATTTCACCTTTGTAGTCATCTGAATACAAAAACACTAAATCAACTAAGATGTAACATTTTTGTTTCTTTGTTATATTTAATTCATCGAAAGGAATATATACAAGAGCGTTTCGATATGTTCCTTTAGGGTCAATCAATATCTTTTCATATTTAATTGTTGACTTATAATATTTGCCGTCACTTTCTTGATGATATAAATAAATAGTTGCTCCTATTCCGTTAATTGTAGGCACTTGATTATAGCCGTTTCTTTCGCATAATACACGTATTGCAAATCTACCCTTGTTGCCGTAATCATCAAGTGCGTATAACTTGTCACCCAACTTGTATTCGTTTACATCAAGCTCAAATATATTAGATTTTATCTGTATGAAATCATACTTATTTTTTTTAGTGTCAATCAGTTTTCTTACTGCACTAAATTCTATTCTTTCATAATCGAAGACCTTTGTCTTTTCGTAATCTTCAAAATAATCCGAATAAATATCTTTATCGAACTTGAATGTTTTATTTTCTTTATCAACGCTTACAACACTAAAATCTACTTCACCTTTATTCCAGTTAGGAGGCATATTACGTGACGAGCCAAAGGCGTACACGCGAGTAGCATGTTCGCCTTCACTTTTAGAAGATGTCATATTTACAACATTCTTCCCAAGGATAAAATCTACATTCGTTTTTTCTGCATCTTGACATTTACCGAAATGCACAAAATTATCAGTTACCCACCATTCAGTATCCCATTCTTTCGCAATTTGATTAAGTGCATCAATGTAGTTAGTTGAATTGTAGCTCAATGTTTTTACTTCATCAAGGCCATCACCTTTAATATTATGAATTGAATCAGTGAAATCAGTATCTTTATTAAATATAAAACCTTCAATTTTCAAACATCGTAACAAACACTTTACTTGCCATTCAAGATTTGCAGTTAGCGAGAAATTTGTTTCGCGCGTATTCAATGTATCTGATTCTGGCTTATATTTATAGATACGCAATTTCCATGCATAGTAATAAGCATCAAGCTTTAATTCATAATCATAACCACCTTTATTTTCGTTATAGGTAGGATTTTGAATTGTTGTTACGACATACTTCTTCCCTCTCCATATTGCGAAAGAACCAATTGGAAAATAAATGGGGGTAACAAGCGAGAATTTTAACGTTATACTATCTTCTTTCATCAACTCGCACTTTTCGATACACCCTTCATAAATGGAGGGCATATCATAAAGTAACTCGTTATTAGCATTATAGATTGATATGTTCATAAGTTAATCCTGTCTTGTGGGTTGGGTTCATAGAACTTTATTTGTATCGTGCTAAATTTGTTATTAGTGTAGTCAACAATTTCTGTTACCTCTCTAAATACAAACTTAAAGCCTAATCCTAACTTATTTGCATTGAACTTTATAATTGTAGATGATATTAAATCATTCAGAAAAGATTTCCGATTAGACAACATTTCTGAACGTGTTTTCCCCTCAATTACGAAGGATAAAGACAATTCGCGAGATGCAATCTTTATTGGATAGTCTTCTGTTATAACAACTCTATCGCCATGTTCAATCCTACTTGTGTTCTTAACTATTTCCTTTGCTTGCAGGCCTTGCAAGAGCGTTTTATACGCTCCTTTTACAAGACTTGCTCCATAGCACAGAAATAAATCGTTATTATTTATTGTTGCCTGTCCTACCATTGTTATTATATATTTCTCGTGTTCTTTTCTATCTTTTGCAAGCGTTCACTAATAACAAACAATTCATTCGTATTCTTCTCAATGTTAGCAAGATGAGTAACCGAGGTCTTCTGAATATTAATTGATTCATCGTACCAATTGTTTCTTTGCGTTTCGATACTGATAAGCATTAACATTGAATTGTTTACATTGTCAAGTTTTGCAGTATCTAATAGTTGTTGATCATGAATGCTGTATAGAGCTTCCGTCTGTGCTAATGCACGTCCGCTGAGTTCCTCAATACTTTCTTCACTTGCAGTAGCAAAGCCTTTTTTCTGTTCTCCGCTACTTGCCGCGTTTCCTTGCCCGATAGAATTTGCTAAATCTTGACGCTTGTGAAAAAAGTTATTGCTTGCTTCTGATATTTCTTGTCTGAATTGCTGTGCGTGTGTTTCACTAATCTTTCCACCGTCAGATTTAACGGCTGCTTGATAGCGATTAACGAAATCTTCAGTCCATTTCTTAACTTCATCGCCCATTTGATTTTCAATCAATGCTTTCAACATGTTGTTTTTAAAATCATTGACAAAATCATCTGCGCCTTTGCTCATATCACTTAATGCTGACATAAAGTTTTGGTACATATCATCAAACTTTATACCTGTCAACTTTTCAAGTGTCGTTTGTTGGAAATCTTCCGTGTTCTTCTTGCATTCAAGCAATGTTTCAAGATAGCTTTGCATATCTTTATCCATGCTCCCCCAAAACTCGCCATTTTTTGCGCCTTTAAGAGCAAGCAATTCTTCATAAGAATAATCTCTTAAGTAAAAATCCTTTGCTTGCGTTATGCTCACACCTGCCAAACGTGACCATTCATCATAACCTCCAGCTTTTCTTATTGCTTTGTTATTTTTATAACTGTTAGAATGATGGCCAATCTCGCGGATTTTAAGGTATGTTTGCATCAATTTTTTAGCACTCGTTTCTTCCGATTTATATAGGCTTTCGACTTGTTCTATTGCTTCTAACGCGCTATTTCCGAACGACATATTAACATATTCGCTCTTCTTACTGATAAGGTCGTCCCATATACCAGAAAGTCTATTGTAATGGTCAACTTCTTTCTCCCATGCAGCAATACCATTATCATATCCAAAGAAACCACCAATACTTTGCGCAAGAGATTCAAAAGCATTACTAAGATGTAAGATTACGCCAAAGAAATCGCCACTTTTAAGTGAATCGAATGCAGCAGTAGCTTCTTGCGAACTTTCCGCAAATTTCTCCATGCCTTTAGCAAATTGTGTATTGCTTCCGACATATTTTTTCGTTAAATCATTAAGAGATTGTACATTCTGATTTACCCCCTTAATAATAGCCTCTGTCACAACGACACTTTTGCCCATTGCAGCTTTAGCTCCTTGCAACCCTTGTCCAGCATTTTGCATTGCACTGGCTGCTTGACTTGCTTGTGCTGATGCTTGTGCAGCAGCATCACTTGCCCCCGTAAATCCTTTAAATAAAGAACCAAAGCTATCTCCGAACTTAGAAGTATCAACACCACTTTGTTGCAGAACTTGCAAGGCTTGTTGTTCGTCCATTCCTTTCAAATCGTCCGCATTCATCTTACTACCTTGCAATTTAAGATAGTCATTCAGGTTTGTTCTTCGATTATCAAGGTTTTTGTCTGCTATTTTTTTGTTGTGTTGCGCTTCTTCGTTCTTTAAAACAGCGTCATCATATATTCCTTTTTTCTCTTCGTAATTTTGTCTTAATCTTTTTTCCTCAAGTTTTTTATTCCATAACGTTCCAACTGCACCACCTACCCAAGATGTTTTATTTTTATCAAGTTGCTCTTGAACTTGGGTATATTTATCAACTAATTTAGATTTATCACTTACACTGAGTTTATTATCAGTATCAAGGATTTCTTTTAATTGTTCTTTTACGCGTTCAAGTGTATCACTACTTAATTTGCTAAGATTGCCGAAAGCACTCATCCAATCGAAAGCCTTCAATTTTTCTGCGGCTTCCAATGTCTGAATGGCTGCATCACGCTCGCGTTCAAGACGCATTTTAAGTGGGTCTTCATCAGATAAATTAATAGTATCATGCTCAAATTTTTCATTGATTGCAGCAACCTTTTCTTGAAATGAGCCATATTTTTGCACATAGTCATTCCATGCATCTTTTGATTGTCTAACCCAATCAAGTTGCGCTTGAACACGACTCTTCAACTTATTTAATTCAGCCTTATCGGCTTCATTGTCAGATTTCTTTATTAGTTCATCAATGCGCTCAATATCGTTTAGTAATTTGTTTATTCTGTTACCTTTTTCGGCTGCTTGCTTGTCGTATTCATTTGATAATTCATCGCGGTCTGTGCGTTGTTGCTTCTGAGAAGTAAAGATTGATAATTGGTCAAAACGACTGTTTATATCATCAATCGCTTTGCTATCAACCATTGTTTCGTCCCATTTTTGAGCCTTGCCGCCCTTACTCTTAACAAGAGCTTGTATTGCATCAAATTCGGAACGTTGACGCTTCTTTTCGGCCTTTATCGCTGCTTCTCTTTGTTTTTCGATTTGTCGCAGTTCATCTTCGTTTTGTTCTTCTCTTTCAGCACGAGTACGAGCATAGCCATCACGCATTGCCGCAATTTTAGCCTTTATGATTTTTTCTTCTACGCTAACCGCGGCATTTGTTCTTTCTTGATTGTTAGTATCGTAAGTATCGTAAACTTTTTGCTCTGCTGATGAAATCTTATTATCTTGATTCACTTTTCTTTTTGCGTCTGCAGCTGCTTTTTTAGCCGCTGATTTTTCAGCAGCTTTCATCGAACGCAAATTTGCTGCTTCCATGCGTACAAGCATACTCATTGATGCAATACTTTGTGCTTGTGTTTGTGCAAGTCCCATACGCGCTTGTCTTTCAGCCTTCAAGGCCGAAAGATTTCTAACGTGTAATCCGTTAATCCTTTTAAGATTATCGTATTGCTTTTTCTGCACATCATATATACCATTCTCGTGCTTTATTTGCCCTGTCTTTTGGTCTAAAATATCACGGCCATAGTATTTCTGTTGTTGCAGTATCTTAGCTTGTTTAAGCAAGTCATCTTTTTCTTTTCCAGTTGTTTGACGTGCTTTATTCTTTAAATCATTAACCTTGGTGTCAATCTGTAGACCGCGCTCTTTCGCTTCATCGGCTTCTTTTGACAATTTCAAATTTTCAGTTGCACCTTCGGCTGCAGCCATTGCATTTTTACCTATATTGCCAAAAGCATTTGATAGATCTTTCGATAATTCTTTATCAGAAAAAAGTCCATAGATTATTTTAGCACCTAATTTTGCGGCAGAAATCTGTGTTTTTATGGTATTCGTTATAGAAGAAATACTATCTTTAACACCTGTCCCCATCTGCGATATACCACTTGTTATAGATGTCCAGCCTTCTTTAATTTCACCTGTTATGATTTGCCATACACCCTTAAAAATAGTACCAAAACCGACTGTAAGATTTTTTACTGCACTGAATGCACTTTTGAAGGTTTTTACAAAATTTGTCGTGAACTCGTTGGTTATAGTGTTTGCTCCTGTAAATACCTTAAAGAAGTACTTACCGAATGCAATAACAATATCTGTAACAGATTGCATAATACTTCCCAAGAACGCTGAAACTTTAGCAAGTATTTTTTGTCCTTCAGCACTCTTGTTAAGATACGTATACACGCTTTTTAATACAAAGGCAATTGCTGCTAATACCGCGCCCAATGGTGTCGCAATAAATCCCATTGCAGATTTAGTCATAGCACTAAAACCTTTTATGGATTTAGTAAGAGGAATACCCATTCCGTCTATAACATCTGTAAATTGCGATATAGCTTGTTTGCCTTTACCAACATCACCTTTTAGCCAATTGCCAAACCTATCACCGAACATTGAAAAGCGGTCTTTCAGTCTTCCCCATGCTGTGCTTTGGTTTTCCAATCGTTGTTCTATTTCGGGAGTTTTGTTCGCAAAATCAGTTAGCTTTTTCTGTGCATCTTCTGCGCTTTTTTGAAATTCTTCTAACTTTGATTTTGCGGTTGTTAGTTGTCCTTCAAGGACTTGTATCTGTTTTGCGGCTTCTGTTGCGGTTCCCATATCGCCAGACTTTGCCGCTTGCATCATTACTTGCTGCAAATTTGCGATTTGCCCTTCCAAACTTCCAATAAGATTCTTTTGCTCATTGAATGCCGTTTGTGATGCTGCAAGGCTACGAGCATACGATGTCGAAACTTCATCAATCTTGTCTTTTACAAGTTGTGTCTTTTCGGCAGTTTCTTCCGCACCTTCATTAGTGTAGCGAGTTTCGATTGTTCGTGTTATCGTTGCTTTTCCTTCATCGCCTTGTGTTTGCGCTTGTGCGCCTTGTGCGCCTAACTCATTAATGCCTTGCTGAGATAAGGTAACACTCGCTTGGAAAGCATCAAAAGAGTTTTTTAATGCTTTCATACGTTCTTCTGCCGTCTGTGCGCCTTGTGTTACTTTTTCAAAAGAAGGGCTTGAATTTTTTGCTTCTTTGTATGCTTGCGATAACTGCTGAATGCTTTCTTTTGCTTGTTTTTGAGAATTTACTAAATTTGCTAATTCTCTACGTTCACCTAGAATGCCTTGCTTATGTGTCTTTATTTGTTGTAGCAAATCTTGCGCAACCATATTCTTACCCTCAGACTTCGCATCTGCGTATGATTGCTGCAAATCGCGCAATTCAAATGTAGTTTCTTGAATAATTTGCTTTTGTTTTGCAATATCTTCGCTTAAAGATACAAAGTTTGCTTTTGCCTCGCTCAAACTATTGCTTAGTTCAGACAATGACATTCCATTTGCAGTTCGTCCAAATTCAGACACTTGTTGTAATACGCTACTAATACTATTATTCAGGGCGAGGACAACTGTATCGGTCTGTTGCTTCATGTTCGTGATTTGTTGCACGAAATCATTTGCACCTTGCTGAACTTCTGATGCATCTATCGTTGCTCTAATTCCTAAAATATCGTCCATATCGTATTACATTAAACTTGTTAAAAATCCGTTACCGTTATCATCTAACGTGTAAGGCTTATTTTTGTTTTCGTTCGTATTTGTATTGCTTGTGTCGTTTTCGTTTTCGTCAAAAGGCTTAATTCCTGGTATCGCAGCATTAAGAAGTAAGAGGTTAATGTAACTCCGCTTGAATACGATTTCATCGTAACTCATGCGAAAGTATTTCATTATTCCTCCGATAAATCCCCACGGACTTGTGCTTCGTGAGTATTCATCGTCACTTTCTTCGCACCTCTTAGGAAAGTTTTTGCTATTTGTTTTGCTTTGTTTGTCAATGCTTTAAACGTTGGCTTCTTATTTCTTGCACAACATTTGCACAACATTTTAAACAATGCACAACAAATTACAAAAAAGTTATTTTGCACAAACTTTGCGTTTAAGGCCGTTTTACTTCATTCGTGATAACTTGTAAGCCTCAGCAAATAAAGTGGCTTAAAACGGCTTATTTTGCGTTTCGCTTGTTTCGTTCATAGTCCACACCTTAAAGCGTTTGCCGTTGTGCTTTTTCCATTCGTCCTTTATCTTGTAGCCCTTTTCTCTTAGTGCTGCTATCTGTTTGTGTGGGTCTGCTACATTTGCGAGCCTTACAAAATCTATAGTTGTAAACTCCCCACCACCTTGCAAAAGTCTTAGTACACGTTTGTTGCCGTTTGTCATGTTTCAGTCTTTTTGTAAATCGTTTAAATACTTCATTGCTTTTTTCGTGTTAGAAGATGCACTTTTAACGCTCTCAAGGAACTTGAAAACGTTTGTTTCTTTGTCTTGCATAAGCGCGTACAAATGTACATTTGCTTGGAGCAAAGAACACGTTTTTAAAAACGCTGCCTTTTCTGTCTGTGCTGAGGCTGAGGCCGTTTTTATCAGTTGGCGCAAAATGCGTAAAGTGTTCGCGTTAAATGCTTCGCTTATATGCAAGTACTTCAAAAACTTGAATAAGTTGTTTTGCGGTTCTTCCATGAGTGAAAAGCAATACTTACACGTATTTAGCGCGGTTAACGCGCTTTGTACGTTTGTTTCCGTGCCTTTGCCCATTATGGGGCATTCATTAGGCATTGAAGGAAATTCTTTGTTTGTTGTTCCGTTGTTCATTTTGTTTGTTGTTGGTTATAGCCTCAGCACTAACGGAAAAGGCGCGGTAACTATTAAGGCCGTGCTTTTTCCGTTTCTTATGGGTGCTGCTTTGTTAGTCCGTTATTTGTATGTCTATTTCTCTAAAATCTTCTGCAGTATTTATTGTTGTAATCACTTCTTGCAATTCATCAGCCAAAAGAAAACCGCAAATACTATCTATGTCCTGTAAGGTTTCCATAAGGTGTTTTAATTCGTTCGTACCTTTGTCGCACACACCAATGCAAAAAGCAATTTCTTTCAGTCTGTAAGCAATCGTTTCTAAATCATCTAACCCGATATACTTAAACACTTCTAAAAGGGTTGAAATTTGCCCCTTTGACACCTTTACAACCTTTGCCGTTTGTGGTGTCTCTGTTGTCGTTTCCATGATTTTTTTTATTTTGTTGTTGTACTTGTTAATGTTAGGAGCAAAGGCGCGGTTTGTCTGTTTCCGTGCCTTTGCCGTGGTTGAGGCTTAGAACATATAAAACGTAACTTTTAACCCTCTACGTAATTTGCAAACGCATTTTGCAGCGTTGTAGCAAGCCTTTTTGGCACGTGTTACAAACTTGTTGAACAATTCAACGCCTATTAACTTAATAAGGCCGCTAACACCAACTAACGTGTTTAACTTTTTGCCGTTTTGGTCTTTGCCGTAAACCTTTATTTTAAAAAGGTCGTTTACTTGCTTCTTCGTGTATTGCATTTGTGCCATTGCGAAAAGGGTTAAAAGTTATATGTTTTTGTTTTGTTTTGCGTTGCAAAGATAAGTATTTTGTTTTGTTTCAACCAAATAAAAACAAAATTTTTTTCATATTTTATTTGCAAAAATCAAAACATATTACTTTTACTTGCTATCTTTGCACCAAAATACAAACCAAAACAAAATACTTTATATGGATTTACACGAAAAAGTAAAAGCACTTTGCAAGGCGAAAGGTATGCTTTTTAAGGAACTTGCAAAAAATATCGGTATTACTGAAATAGGGTTGCGGCAATCACTAAAAGGTAAGCCAACACTAACTACACTTGAAAAAATTGCAACTGCCTTAAATGTTCAAACGTGGGAGTTGCTTATAACTGATAATGCAAAGCAAACGTTTGTTTGCCCCCATTGCGGCAAAATTATTGCGGTATCTGTCAGCGTTAAACGCGATGCAACGGAAACGGCCGAAACTGCACACAGACAGACAGAAACGAAATAGGCCGTTGTACTTCTATTTTGGTTGAATGAGGGTGTAAAATATGGCGCTGCAGCTGCACAAGTAGCCTTTTAAAAAAACGCGTGGAACCAAATATTTTTGTACATTTGCAATGTATTAAAGTACTTGTTCTATTGTGGCTTATATAGCGCAAGTTAGAATTTACACGGACATTGTTTTTAAAGTAGTGGTTGTTGTGAAATACCCACTACTTTTTTTGTATTCTTTCGTAAAAGCAAAGTGTAAGCCTACAGAAACGGCCGAATACAAATGTAATGCAAAATACCACCGAAAACGGCCGAATTTAATGCACCGAATGCAAACCGAATGCAATGCAATGCAAACGAATGCAAATGCAATGCAAACCGAATGCAAATGCAATGCAAAAACGTACCGAAAACGGCCGAACTGCACACACACAGACAAACAAGAATACAAAGCAAAGTATTTGTAAGCCTCAGCACAAAATAACGGCTTAAAATGGCTTATTCGGGTTTATTCGTGCAAGTGGTTCACGTTCCTTGCATGGTTGAGGCCAGCTGCACCCATTCAGAAACAGACAAACAAACAGACAAACCGACAAAGCAAACGTTTTGTTATTTCATTCTATTTTTGTCTGTAAGGCCGTTTTTGTTGTTGTCTTGTAGTCTGTAAGCCTCAGCGACTGAAAAGGCCGTAAAACGCAAATTTGGCCGTTTGGATTGTGTTTTTTGTTGTGCTGAGGCTATTATATTTTTGTTATTGTTTATTATTCTTGCAAATGGCTTCATTTGGCCGTTTTGGCGCGTTTTGGCGCGTTTTCTTTTGTTCCGTGATAACTTGTAAGCCTCAGCAAAAGAAATGGCTTAAATACAAAAAAATGGGGTGCAAGTGTTATTTATACGCTTACACCCCAAATTAAACCCAAAACTAAATAAATTCTACTTCTATAGGTTTTGTTTCGTTTCTTACTCGCTTAGGTATTATTTTTACCTCCGTGCAAGTTGCAACACGTTCATAAATCTTCTTTTTGTATTCCTTTGCCCTTGTGTTATTGGTAAACATACCCTTTAGAATGTCTTCAAAATGGCCATTCACTATGCAAGTAGCATACACGAAATAAATACTTTTTCCGTTACTTGCGAAGTTTTTCAAGTTCATAACGTATCTTTTGCGAGATGTAGGCCGTTATTTCCTCATTTGTCGGTGTGTCGCCATTGCAAGTAAATTGCGGTTCGGGTTCTTCTCTCGGTTTCTCCTTCAAATTTGGGTCTTGTGGTATGTTCCCCTTTATTCCATGTTGGTCTGTATCGTTTTCGGGGTATTCGTTATCCAATGTTGGCAACTCTGACGGGTGCGTAAAATACACCTTTTGGCCGTTCTTGGGGTGTACGTAGTATTTTCCGTTATTGTCAAAAACAATACTATCACGTACTTTGTTATAATAATCGCAAGATGCGTGAAAATGATCATGCATTTTCTTTGCTTTCTCCTCGATGGTCGGTTCGTATTCCCCCCCCTCGGTGATGGGTCGCCCTTGGAAGTAGTTTTTTAATTCTCGCTTATAAATAGCATTTTTTTCTTGTTCTTCTTGTTCTTGCTTGGCTAAGGCTTCAACCCTTATTTGCTCCAAGACTTGGGCGTTTGTTCTTTTATCTTCCATTTCTTACAATTCGTTTGTTATTTGTACATGTTCTTTTGTCTTGCAAAATAAATACTTTTTCTGCTATTTGCAAAGTTCTTCTTCTTCTTCTTCGGTTAAATTATCTATGATGTTTTTTTCTTCTTCTGTCGTTACAACAAATATGTGCAAATCTTCTGCCCCATGTGGGGTAAAAGTTTTGTTTGTCATCTTTAATTTGCCGTTTACGAACTGAAAAACGCGTGAACACGTTGTTTTTGGTTTTACCCCTTTGGCAAAATCTAAAATCGTTCTAATATTCGATAGTTTATTGTTCATTGTTTTCGTTTTTTTCCCTTTCGGCTTGCATAGCCAACACCTTTGCTGCAATGGCTTGTACGGCTTCTTCGGGTGCGATTTGTAGAAGTTTTTCAAGTTGTGTAAATTCGGCTTCTATTTTAGCCTCAGCGGTTATGGCTGCTTGCTTTGGTATCGCATAGGCGAGCAAATTTGTTATTGCTTTTACGCGTTCATTCGGTTCAAGCGTACGCAGGTCGTTTTTTAGTTGTGGTATATTATCCTCCAACAAGTTTTTAACTACTTCGTAAAGTTTTACGCTTCGTTTGTTTTTAGACCCTTTAGGCCGTCCTTTGTGGTTTGTGATTTCTCCTTTTTTGAATGTCATTTTGTTCTATTTTTTGTTGTTTGTTTGTTTTGTAAAGTTGCCCATATAGGTAAACGGCTTAAATTTGGCCGCTTTCGTGCGTTTTGGGCGCGTTTTATTGCTTTCGTGATAACTTAATAAAAGCGGCTTAAAACGCAAGAAATAGACGAAAGATTTGTTTTTATTCGTTGTATGTTGGTTTTACTTGTACTATTTCTTTTGCTGATATGCTAAACACATTCGATTTGCCACTTTGTTTGTGTTTTAAGCGCGTTTTATCTGTTAAATGATAACTTGTAACACTTTTGCAAAGATAATGCCTTAAAACGGCTTATTTTGCGTTTGTCGCGTTTTCTTGCTTTGCTGAGGCTTAAAACAAACGCGGTTCGTATTCTTCAAGTGCAAAGGTAATACGCGGTTGTTTTTTGTCGTGGTGCTTTTCGGCTACTATCTTTGTGCAAAGGTTGTCATTTGTTATTGCTCCAACCATTTGTAAGCAATCTAACAAAGTTTTTAACGCGTTGTCAAGGTCGTAACGCGTGGAACATTCAAAAACCTTTGCGTATAGACAGAAACGGCCGTTTATCATTCGGCTTTTATAAATCTTGCATTGCTTTAAAAAATTCCTTTCGTAATCCCTTAAACGTTCGCTTTTGATTATGTACCTTTTGCCGTGTTTGTTGTTGCCTACTTCGTAATTGTTCGCCTTGCTTACTATTTGGCCGTGTATCGTTTCCCAATCCATTTTAAATCATTTTTTTTGCCGTTTTTGACGACGACGACGAAGAAGAAAATTTTTTCTTCATTTCTTCTACGACGTTAGGAATAGAAGAAATTTCTTATTTCTTGTTCTTTTCTTAGTTCTTTTCTTTAGTTCTTTTCTATAGTTCTGTAATTGTGTTGTTTTCAGCACATGCATGTGTTGTTTTCAGCACATGCATGTGTCGTTTTCAGCACATGCATGTGTCGTTTTCAGCACATGCCATGTAGAAAACAGCACATGCAAAGTTACATGTGTCGTTTTCAGCACATGTAAGGCAAAAACAGAACTTTTTATTTGTCTTGTCCGTAATGAAATAAATATTTATTTAAGCACTCATCGAATACTTTAAATTTGTTGTTTTGAGCGTCAAAAAAAGCAAAGTTCTTCAAGTGGTTTTTTACCCCTTTTCGCTTGTTTTCTAAAACTTCATCACTAAACACCAAAAACGCTTTTAATATCGTTCTTTTATCATATCTTTGTGCAAGTCGTTGAATACTTTTAAGTTCTTCAATAGAGCAAGGGAACTTTGCATAAAGTTTTAAACGGCTTGTATTGGGGTTCTCGTTGTAAATCTCAAGCCTACTTTTATACATTTCGCACAAATCTTCATAAAGTTCTCTTGTGCTTTTTGTTATTTCTTCGGTGTTCGTTTTTTTCTTTCGTTCATTCGCTTTTATAGCCTTTTGTTGCTCCTTTGCGAGTAACGCAAACCAATTTTTAAACAAAACAAAACTTTCGCTTTGTTCGTATATTATTTCATTCAGTTTTTCAACAATTCTTGCATAAGAAACAGCATAAAACATAGTTTGCCCACCATTATTCGCGTTAGGGTTTTTACTTGTTGTTGTTTGTAGTATGCCCATAGCACAAAAACGCTTCTCAACTCGTTCAATTGTATATCTTTTTAACCCTAACTCGTTTCCAATTTTCAAACGTGACAAAGAGAAACATTTGCCAATGTCGTTACGTAATTGTTGCAATACCATAAAGTCGAAAAAATTTCTTTCTTGACATGGTAACAAGTAATCTTTTGTTCGTGCCACATTCAATGCCAACGGACACTCTAAAAAAACGTTTTTTATATCCATGTTATTTTAATCTTATGTACGTGTTAAGCCTCAGCCCTACACGCAATTTTGTATTGCTGAGGCCGTTGTACTTGTTTGTTATTGTTTTCTTCTTCTTCTTTCCTTTCGTCTTTCCCTTTTGCGCTGCTCTGCCTTTTGCTTGTCTATGATAGGGCGTAAAACGTCCGTGTAATACTTTGTTTGTTCCTCGTCCAAATCTCCTTTTTGTGGTTCTACTCCCTTAAAGCCATAATCAAGAAAGGCCCTTAAAAGTTGGAATGCTCGCGAGGCTCCGAAAAGGTTTAACTCATCGCACAAAAAAGTAGGCACTTTTATTTTGTCAAGTATTGTATTCTGTTCCATTGTTATTTTTTGTTTTTCTTCGATTTATGGCCGTTTTGTCGGTTAGAGTGTATAACCCACCCACTACAGACAAAAACGGCCTTAAATCAAATTTATTTGCTATTGCTGAGGCCGTTGTAACTGCTTGTTATTGTTCGTTCATTAAGGCCGTTATTTCGCTTTTCTTGTAGTGGGTAAATTTGCCTATTTTGATAGGCACTAAGTACCCTTTGTTTGCCCACTTGCAAAGCGTTGCGCGTGATACGTGAAGTAATTTTGTAACCTCGTCCGCGGTGTAAAGCGTTTCGCTTTGTTCTTTCTCTTTCTCGCGTGTAAGGTAGTCACTTATAAAGCCTTGAATTACTTGTTTAAGTTCCTCAGCGTTCAACATGAAAAACGTTTGCGGTGCTGCTGAAAAGGCCGTGTTTTGTAGTGTTGTAGTTTCCATTGTTTTGTATATTTATTTATTACTTGTTCGTTCGCAAATGTACAACTTATATATAACTAAATTGGTTATATTTACAACTATTTTTGTTGTAAAATAGCAATTTTCTTTGTATTTGTTGTTATTTGTTTTTGTACGCTACTATAGTAAGTGTATTGTTTCCGTTTTTATTTCATCATCTATTGAACGATAGCGAGCAAAGGCCGTGCTATTTGGCGCGTGTCCGCTCATAGATGAAATTAAGCAAGGGTCTTTTATTTGCTTGTAAAGAATGCCTATAAAGGTTCTTCTTGCTAAATGGGTACTTGCTACCTCATTTAAAGGCCGTGCTTCTTCTTGCATTGTGGTAGAGTTAAACACCATAACTTTACGCGTTATCCCCATTAGGGTAAAGAAACGTTTTATAAGTTTGTTCTGAACATCAACCCACGGCCGTAAAGGAAGTAAAGTTTTTCTTTCTTTATCCTCATACTTCAAAAGTATTTTTTTGGCCTCATCATGTAACGGAACACGTATAACATTTGCCCTTTTGCCTTTTGTCTTTTGTGGTACGTATTCAAGAAAACCTTTATTTATATTTTCTTTTGTAAGTCTGTAAAGGTCTCCATATCTACACCCTACAAAACATTGAAATATAAAACAATCCCTTGCAACCTCTAACACCTTGCTTTGCGACAAATCGAAATTTTTTATAAAATCTCTTTCAGCCTTTGTAAGGTAATAGGGAGTGCCATATACTTCAAATACAATTTTATAGGCTCTCATTGGGTTCTTTGTTATTATGTCGCTATTTACACACCACTTAAAGAACACGTTTAAATCTTTAAGATACTTGTGTATTGTGTTCCTGCTTCGTTCCCTTTGTGGTGGCCGTCCTAACTTGGAAAGGTCGGCAAAAGGTACTATTTCGTATATTTTCGCGTATCTTGGCACGTACAAATATTCATCACGCAAAAAGGCTTCAAACCTTATTATATCTGTTTCGTTTATTGCTTGTAAGCAATTAAAATTTGTGGGGTTGCCTATCTCCTTACTAACAAGAATAAAACGTTTTAAACACGTTCTAAGCGCGTTGTAATGGCCTTTTGTGCTTTGCGATACATTAAGCGTTCTTTCTTGCATGAAATTTGTAAAGCATTCGCAAATATCAGACAAAGAAAAGGTTTCGTTTTTTACCTTTCCCTCAATCATTAAGGCAAAATCTTTACTTGTTATTATTTTGTTTCTGTTTGCCTCATATACTTGCAAAATACGTTCACGCATTTCTAACACCGCGTTATCTACTTGTTTGCGGTACGTTGCCCTACATACTTTTTTTGTACTAATACATTCACGCTTGCTATCCCATAAAGCCACCTTTACAGAAATAGTGCTTTTATAAAAAAGTTGGATTTTTCGCCCCTCCGATAAACGGAAACGAACAAAGGCCGTATCTTTGCCTTTATTTGCCCTTATAAATGCGTTTAAAGTTGCCATAATATTTTTATTGAAGTTAGTTTTTAAGCGTTGTGCAAATGGCCTTTTTTTGCACAACATAAATTCAAACAAGTAAAACAAGGTACAAAAACGCTACATTGGAGTTTGCAAAATAGGTGCTTATATAGCGTTATTTGTACTTGTTTTTACTTGATTATCATTTATGTATATCTCTTAGGAAAGTCAAAGACTGAAAAAAAGGGAGCATCGAAAGATTTTGCACAAAATGAAATAACGCGTTTATAGACTTTCATTGTTGTATGCTTACGAATGTACCACCCGAATAAAAAACGCGCTATAGAGCTACGGAAAACCGCTTTTACGACAATGTTTTGTAAATGCTTTAAGTCGCCATAGGCTGCGAGCATTCGTTCTATTGCATAAAATTCGCCTTGCAAATCTAATTTATCACACTTTTGTACCAATTCCCCAATTTCCCAAATCTGAGATAAGGTTAGAGGTTTTAATCGAAAAGGTAGCCACCCGAATAAGCACCATGTGGCTTTCTCATTAATAACTTCTGATGTACTTTTCTTTTCTTCCATATTAAAAAAATAGAGCGGCATACAACGGCTAAACCGTATATGCCGCTCATGGACTAATCCTATATTAACTAAAAACTATTACTTCCAACGCGTTGAAGGCATTTCTTTGCCTGTTACAGCGTCAAAAACGGCTTGCTTCGTACATTCAATGTTGATGTTTGGGAAACCGCTCTTGCCGATTGTACCAGACTTCGTAACAACAAGCTTCATGTTTGCCCACTCGAAAGTACGAGAGGGAAATTCAGATGTCTTCTTTGTTACAATCTGAACTGCTTGATTTTGCAACTTGAAGTCTACATCTTCTTCAACATAGCCTGTTTCGCTATTCTTTTTGTAACCGAAAAAGAATGTTGCTGCCTCTTCACTCATGTCGTAAGTCTGAATGGTAAAGCCTTCAGTACCCGCGTCACTTTGAAGTGTTGCGTAATAATTGTCACTGTCTTCAATTTCGATATTGTTTGTTGAGGGAGCGTTGTCGTTGAATGATAGTGAATCTTTAACGATTGCCTTCATTACAAAAGCCGACCATTCAGTTGGGAATGCACTTTTTGCCTGTAGCGTCTTTTCTCCAATTTTACCACCTGCAACAGTTGGGCCACTTACAAGAGTAGCAAATTTCACACTCTCAATACCCCATGCGCCTGTTTTGTTTGCCATTGTATTTCGTTTTAAAAAGTTGCTTTAATTCTAAGATTAATGAAATATGTATTATCGGCATCTTCCATACAATTACTATCGCTATCGAACTCGTAACGAATACCTTCAAGATTTAGTTCTTGCGCATCATCTTCTGTTTGATTATTCGTTTTTGGGATTAATTGCGATATTTGCTCTGATAAATTGCAAAGCTCTATCGTATCAGGTTGCCCATTACTCATGTTTGGCTGATGAACATTCACGTTCACGATACATGAATTTACCCATTTGCCATATTGAATTGCAAGATAGTTGATGCATACATAAGGCTTACCTTTATAGTTTGCAGTTTTCGCAAACTTGAACACCTTACAATCAAGATGTTTTCTTAGATAAACCGCCAATGCTTCAACTACCTTTAATCCATTCATAATTCATTATTCTTAATCATTTCTTTTACTTCGTTAACCGCATCTGTTAATTCTTGCTGTAGAAATGTTATTACGTTGTGTCCTTTAGCTTCCACAAATCTTGCGTATTCCATTCCAGCAACAATAACGATTTCCCATAAAGAATTACTTTGCGGAAAACTTTCTAATGCCAAATTTGCTGCATCTTCGCCTTTTTCGCTTCCTCTGCCGTCCAAACCACCTTTTGCAACTGTTTCCCCGTTGAATGATATTCTAAAACCTATGCTACCGCGTAAATTGCGTGTATGGTCATCGTAACCTCCACTATCACGAGACTTATATCTATCACGCGCATCTTTACATAAATCTTCGGCAAGAATACTTAACTCACGCAATACGCGTTCATCAAGTTGTGGTTCTTGTGATTGTTGGCTTTGCAACTTATTCAATATTTCATCGAAACCGAATGCTTCTATACCCATATCTTTAGCCAATTTTTCAAGGTAACAAATCCAACGACACGACATTCTTTATCTATCGTCCCGTCTTTTTTGGTTATTCGAATAATATCGTTTTCTTTGGGGATATAGTCAATTCGTTTTGGTTTACGCAAATAAACGACATAAGAATAAATGTAATCTTTGCCATCATTTGATTTCACCTTTGCAGCAGATGAATTTTGAATGATAGCGCATTTGCCGAGATTAACGATTGTTCTTGTTTCGATAGGATTTAATCGTTCATCTTCGGTAATGGTTATTTGTATAAGTTGTATTTTATCGCTGAGGTTCATGGTTTAAATTGATATACAAGTTACTACATCTTCATCGTCAGCATCAACCAAATCGGCTGAAATGCCAGCGTCTTTCGCAATGGCTTTAATAGCCTTATCAAGTTTCGTTACATTGTAGCTTTGTGATATTCCACCAATATTTTCAGCGGCTAAAACGCGAAGACGAGATAAACATAACATTGAAGCCAGAGCAACACCTTTCTTTGCTGACAATGAATATTCAGCATCGGAAGGGCATTCAAATTTAGCACTCGCGTCTATCAACGCTTTTTGAATGGCTTCGTCTGATACGCTATAAGGTTCTATAGTTGCCGCAACGGCTTCAATGTTTGTCATGTCTATGCAGTTTTATCAGTTTCAAGAATTACGTAATCTTCCTTGCCTGTAAAGACAGGGTTTGCCCACATTTCATAGTCAATAAAACGTCCCTTGTCGCTTCGCCAGAAACCAACGAGGTTATCGTCATACGTTGAATAAGATTTGTTCGGTATCGGGTCAAGCATTTCCAATGGGTCAGAAGCCTTCAATACGGCTACAGTTTCTGCACATTGGAATACAACACGGTCATCTTTTGTCATGTTGACGCTTGTACCGTCTTGTAAGGTGCAATAACGTTCCTTTTCGATAGCGATGTTAGGCAAAAGAATGCTTGATAGATATTCGTTTACTTCGTTGTAAGAAACGCGTGACTGAATTACATCAACCTTGCCAAGTTTCAACTTGAAAGTATCGCGTATCTGCTTGCTTTTACACATCTTTCTGAACGTGCGAATGCTCATTCGCATCTTAAGCACGGTTTTACCCTTTGCGCCGAGATAATCTACAACTTCTTGAATATCATCAATAGGAGTTGATGTTTCATTTCCCCATGCTGCCACCTTTGCTTTGAACTTCTTTACACCAAGGTTGTATGTAAATGATACTGCTGACTTCTTGTTATTGGTCTTATCAACAGTCTGCGTTCCATTGAATAAGCCTTCGAAGTAAAGCATATCAATACGCTTCTGTGGAGCGATAACGGCCTTCTCAAATGGGTCAAATAGATACTTAACGAGCTTTGCATATTCGATTGAACGCTGCTCCGCTGATAAGGTTGCTGGCTTATCGCGATAACGGCCTTCAAGGTAATAATACTGCGCAAGTCTATCATTATCCATTTGCCACTCGTCTGCCATGCGGCTCAATGAACCGACTAACTCTTTTGCAGTTGGCATTTGGTGTGTTGGCTTTTCAGCATTCTTATCAACAACAGAACCTACCATAGCAGCTGCGTATTCTGCTAAATAGGCTTGATAAACCTTGCCTGCACTATATTCAACGCTCTTAATTTCGTCTTTCCACTCTGCCTTATAAGTGGAGTTCTTCATTTGTTCTTGGATAAAAACATCGAAATTCTTCGGCTTTTCCAAATCTTTAATAAGTGAATCCATTTTCGGTAATTGTTTTTTATGTGGTTAGACGATTAAAGTTTAAATGCGTGGCGGCATGTTAATGCTGTCTTGATTGCATCGTTCAATGGATATGGCAATGTACCTTCTTCGATCTCGTATGCTTGCAAAGTAGGAGTGCAGCTCTGTTGACCGTCAAGTTCAATTGTCGCGTAATTCAAACCTACAACTTTTGCAGCATTACCGTCATCAAGAACAGTATCTTTGTCAACCTTCTCAGCTAACGCGGAAACAGTCAATGTGTCGAAATTTGCGTTTGAAGTATCAACTGCTGAAATAGTTGACCCACCGATAGTGTCATTCACTTGCAAAAGGTGTCCTTTGTAAACCTTTACCGATACGGCCGATTTAGTTGCGTTTTCATAAACCTTTGCTGTCTTGCAAACCTTTACTTTATCCGTTGCTTCATCGTATGCGAGTGGCGCCCCCTTAGGTAGCCACTTTAAGTCTTTCGGCAACTTGTCTTGATTTACAACGAAACCACATTGTCTGCGAACGCATGATTTTTCGTCCCATACACCTTCTTGAATGTTTGAAGGACTTTTCTCTTTGTACATCATCGTTTTTTCGTGCTTTCTTGTGTGTGTTAATAATAAGTGCGCCTATGCAAAGTTTATTCTTTTGGTGCAAGAGCTTGTTGCGCTTCTTTCATTTTCGCGGCAAAATCGTCTTCTGAACCTGTTCCTCCTATACCAATGTTAGGAATATCAGCAATGCCCATTGATTCAAGAATAGCTTTGCGTTCTTCTGCGTACTCTTGTTCAATCTGAGTCGCTAACGTTTCAGCGTTTTCTTCTTTATCAAGTTTGTATCGCGAGACAAATTTTTCTGGAATGCTTTTTAACTTGTCTTGTGAGCGTAAAACGCTATCAAGGCGCTTTTGTGTCTCTGCTTCTTTATAAGGCTTTAGCGCATATTCGATACCTGTTCTTAGCATTTCAGCAACTTGTTCTTTGGTTAGCGTAGCTGGCTCTTCAATTGGTTTTTTTGGAAGTTCTGGCGGTTCTGGCTTTACGTAACCCTGATACTTGCTTTCTACTTGTGAAGCATAACGATTACCAACCTTTTGCAATAGATTAACGTACGATGATGCACCGCTAACAGCGTTACTTAATTCTTCGTCCGTTGATTCATCTTTGAGGTTGTTGCTCGTAATAAGTAAGTCGGCAATACCCTCAAGTTCGGTTGCGTTGAAACCCTTATCAGAATATGAGGTTTTCAACAAATTGATTAGCTTTTTCTTCATGAAATAAAAATTTGTTTAATACAAATTTATTCATTCGCATTTTGCATCTCAAAATCAAAAAGCGAAAAATCAGCGTTTTTGCGCCTTTTTATATCGTTTAATTAATTGAATAACCTTTTTAGGGTAGGCAGCATCCCTATTACTTATCCTATAAATTGATATTCCTTGCTTGCGTATGCATGCGCTTCTGTTCGCGTCTAATCGCTTTTGCTTGTCTGTATAATGGTATTTACCGTCTACTTCGATTGCAAGCCGCAAATACGGAATAAAAACATCTATATAGTAGGTTTTACACGGTGTCTGTATCTTGTATTGACGAATATAATCAATACCGAGATTATCCAAAACGCGACAAACATTCTTTTCCGCTTGAGTTGACTTGTATAGAAGTTCTAATCTTGTATTCATAATTAACGTACAATTTTATGTGACAAATATAAATATATCTACGATTTTGCGAGATATGGGATTGCATTTCGTATTAATAGATATTAAAAAATAAGTGTATAACAAAAATAATTATGTTTTATGTTGTAATATAATCTTTTTAGTTATACATTTACAATGTGTTTTAAAACAAGTTGCAAAACTTGTTACAAAACACATTACAAAAACGATTTAAATTTATTCAAAATGGAAACAATCGAAAACTTAGTAAAGGAGTTAACCGAAGACCAAAAGCAACTCTTGAAAGATACTATCAATCATGGCTTTTGGGGTGACGATTATGCTGATTTCGTTGACAACAAGGGAAATGTCGAGGAGCATTCTGCCGATGGGTATTGCACGAATGACGCAAAGAGAGCTGGACACTTCAGCGGAAGAAAGATTTCGGCAATGTTCAGAGCTATTTACAAGAAACTTTGCATCAATGGAAATAAAGGAGAATTTCTTACCCATTATTCTGATTGGTGGGGTGATGGTACTGGTGATATGCTCTTCATTCGCAGCGATTTTGTAGATGCTTTTGAAGAATGGGCAAGAGGGTGAGCTGAAAGGCAGCGTGAGGGGTTCGATTCCCCTCACACCTACAAAACAAACGTTTGAATAGGGTACGGGCGATTCTTAGAATTTCTTTGCGCTTTCCCTTCAAAAAAGCAGAAAGTAAACCTCAGACAAGAGTAAATCCGAAAACTGTGGTGTTAACCAGTCGTGAGATAACACGTTACAAACCGAGAAAACGTATACCGTACCTTATCGTTACGAGGGTTGAGCAATACAACTAAAAAGCCGTAGGTGCAATCCAAGCACCATTGTAGAGAAAAACCGTATACAACAGTCAGCGGACGGCCAAGCCGCGGGGTGAGAAAAAACACCTAACAAAAAAAATCAGTTCATCTGTAGCAAGCTGTATTTGGATAGCTACAAAATCGTTCTTGTTTGGCGTGAACAATAAATAAGCCAAACGTTGAAGCTAAACGTTAAGATGCTTAGAAAAGGAGATACTTCTGAATAGTTGCACGAGTGCATAAGTCAGACTTATCCCAGTTGGGAGCGAAACGTACACCTCGCACTTTGCTATCACAATTCGTTGGGCGATAACGTTAAGCGCAATTTTAATCTGACAATAACAACTCTAAAATATATAACACAATGGATAATAAGTTTTTTGACTTCGAAAAAGCGAAAGTACAAACCATTACGCTGGAACAATTACAACGCACGCACAAGGAAAACGATGTATACAACAATCCGTTGAAAGGCATCTATCACTTCCAGTTGCTCAACGAAGTAATTAACATGTGCAACGAGCAGCACTTCAATGTTGAAGTGTACGACTTATTTGCTGCACAGAACAAAGACCGCGCTCAGCCTGGTGTTGTGCTACTTCCGCAGGTAGAAGCTCAGTACGGAGATAAGGCAGTAGAAGCACACATTCTTAGACGAGTTTTCGCAAACATAAGAATAAGCGATTTTGATGACAGTGAGAACACTACAAACATCGCTATTGCTTTCCACCAAAAAGGCATTCAAGCTGGATTTGGGAACATGGTTAAGATATGCCACAATCAATGCATGCTCAATGCGAGCAACTACATATCAACGTATGCCGAGAAAGGTGCTGGACGAGGTGATAAGGTAACGATTCAAGATGTCCTTGATGTTATCAAGTCTTGGCTCGTTGATGCACGCCACATCATTGTAAGCGACAGAGAGCGCATGGAACGCATGAAGAGCATAAACCTCACGGCCGAGCAGGTTTTTACGCTAATTGGCATGCTTACAACTATCCGAGTAAAGTGCGACACATTGAACAAGGCTATCAAAGAGCCAATCGTTTATCCGCTCAATCAGGCGCAAATTTCGCGCTTTACTGAGTTGTTGCTTATTAACTACCACAACACCAATAAAACGACCGTGTGGGACGTGTATAACGCTGCAACAGAGCTTTATAAGGCCGACAGCATGAATATACCTGACATGCTGCCACAGAATAGAGCAATGGTTAAGTTCCTTGAAGAACAATACGCAATCTAAATATATCAACCTCGCGAGTGGGCCTTTCACCCATTCGCGAACCATGAAAGAAGAAAATGCAAAAACAATCACACGAATTTAATACTACACTACTACAATGGAAATAACAGTAAACATACCCAAGAACGATTACGTACAGCCAACAGAAGTGCGCCAAGAAGTTGTACAATACATTTGTGATGCGTTTCTCAGCACTAGCGTCTGGCGCATATTTCACCCAGAAAGACAAAGCGCGTACAGGGGCAAAACTCTATACGTTATGGTTTCTAAACGAAGTGGTAAGGCCTACGGATTTGGTGGCTACGCAGCACTTGACAGTGACGTTAATATCCGATTTAATGGCGAGGAAATGAAAGCAGCCTTTAAGGCTCTTCGTAATGCAGGATACCACATGTTCCTTATCTACGAATATGGTTTGTGGAAAGGCTATATTTGCGATAAAAAGCCTTTTATTCAGGACGGAGAGGAGGTAACAACATTCAACGACTTTATAGATTAAACAACATGAAAGCAAAAGACATGTTATTAGAGCTAAACAGAGGTTCGATATTTAATGGAAACGCATTCTTGCGCGAAAAAAAATTAGGCAAGCGTCTAACTATCTTGAAGGGCAAACTTATCCCCAGTGCTCTGTATTATAGCTCATTCAATATGGCTGCACTTATTGATGAGCCTGATGTAATACTTACTCTATGTACAGACGAGAAGCAGTATCTTTGGAAAATTGAGAGATAAATATTTGTGTGACATTACAATATTTCATATCTTTACAAAAAATCAATCTATGAGAGGTGTTTCATATTGTGCAATAGCTTATGCACATTCAATAGGGTTCGATACTGCTATGCAGGTTGGAACATTTAATGGTTGTCCGCTATATATTTGCAAATTACTTCATGTAAAAGAAGAGCCTTGCATCGGATTACCACAATACGTGATTGTAAAAAATAAAGAAGCTATTCCACTTACGTTGGAAGAAACTATGATTATTTTAAGAGCAAAGCGCAAAATATAATTTTTTTATTATTATCTTTGCAACAGATTTAGAAAAGGTGATATGATTCCTAATGTCGATATATTGAGCGACGCTGGACATATCACCTTCATTTTTTTATTTTAACCGAATGTTATAAGGTATTTCGATTCCATTTTTGTATACTTCTGTTTTAATCAACCATACCTCATCATTCTTTTGTAATTCATATTCGTTATAATGAATTACACCACGTTTCCTTTTTCTTTCAAGGTTTCGTAAATCAATTTTATTGTTTACATCTTTTACTTCACCAAATATAGACTTTCTACAGAATAGCATTTCTTTCGGATGTGTTACTACATATTTAAACATATCCACTTCTTCTTTATTTTTAGCATGAACAATACTTCTTTTCAGAGAACTCTTGCTGTATTTCAATTCACCATCATGTAACTTTTGAATTGTATTGATTTTCAGAATTTCAGACATAGCCAAATTTCTGTATTCTATTATATTCTTTGAAAGATTTACTCTCGTACCAATAATAGAACTTTTATCACTACTCAAAATAGCCTTAGTTCCTGCCGTTTGCCCTTTCGGAGGTTGGGGCATAAAATTCCTATTGCCAATCGGTCTTACAACATTCCAATTTAAAATATCGAAAGATAGATTGTCTACGCGATAGGCACGAACACCTTTAATTTTCTTCACGTATTCCTTATCAAAGAAATCGCGCTGCCCTGTCTGTGGGTCATACCAAAGTGCGGTTCCATCTGCCTTGCGCTCCATTGTTACGATATGTCCATACTTCTCACCTTTCCAACCGAAGGACACATGATAGCGACCAACTGCTTTTGTGTGTTCATTTATTTGCTGAATGGTTTCTTTATAAGGTAGACCTATGTAATTTCCATTTTTTGAAATTTTATATGCAAATCGTTCGGGCATTTCAAAAGGTGTTCCATCCGCTTTAATCCAACATTTCCATGTGCCATGTGAAAGTTTGTTCGGATCGTCTCCCTTTTGCAAATTTGGTTGGGCCGTTACATCAAATCCGCGCATTCTTAATTCGTGAGCAACAACAGACGATTGACAATTAACACGGAATGCTGTTAATCCGCTTTTATAATCAATGTTGCCCTTTCCTTGGTTGGCTTTTTCAAAGTCCATTGAAATACCACGTTTGAGTCCCATTTTATTTTCAATGACCTTAAAATTTTGTTTCTGAGCAGATGTATATTTTCTTTCGTCCCAACGGGTAAGAATATCATTGATTTGCTTATCCGTTCGCGCTTCATGACGTGCTTTTGCAGCCGCAAGTATCTTCTCACGACTTGATATTGGTTTTACAATCTGTTTTTCCTTCCACCCAAGCAAATCACCAACGACTTTCTTATTATCCTTCACGAAGTAAGGCAGTTTGTCGTTATCACGAGCCACCTTTAGTTTCTTCTTGTTACGTTCACACCATTCAGAAAACGCGCTCGGCACATTTTTTACAAGGTTGGGAGATTGATAAGCTTCGTATTCTTCTTTAGGCATTTTGCGAAGTTTCTTCCACTCATCACTTTTTCTGTCCATTAGAATAGGAGACACTGAACACATGCAGCGAGGATGCCAACCGCGCCACATGAACGTTTTCGGGTAATCGCCAGCCAATTCATCACAAATATCCTCTTCTGGGTGATTTGCAGACAAACGAATGCGAATGCCTAACACAAAAGGCTCACTCTCCCAACGTTTGCAATTGGAATAGTTGTAAGCCATGTTTGTTTCAGTTATTGTAAGGCGCAAAGCATTTTGACGTGCGGAGCGATACACACCAGGGCCAACCTTTGCAAGATCCTCTTTAATGAAACGCACCTTGCCTTCTTTATCAATTACTCTTCTGCGCCATTCTACAATATCCTTTTTCGTACCGTCAGACATGAGCTGCTTGCGATGATACCTACGATACATCATGTCTGGATTATTAAGATATTGCCTTACTTGTCTGCCAAGACTTTCTGCCGATATGCCTTTGCCGATGCCGTTTGCTAACACTTGCGAAACTGCAACTTCAAATTCAGATTTTGTTTGTTGTGTATAATTCCATACGCGGTCAGAAAGATTAAGTCCGTGGTCACGCTTCATACGACTTTCAATAAAAGCTCGTGCCGTTTCTTTTCGCCAAGCGTCCACTTCCTTACCTTCAAAGCGAGTAAACGCGCTCAGCGCGTTTTGTTGCGTATTAGTGGAGAATAACACGGCTTTTGTTATTCCTTGCTTTATAAGCGATAAAACCGCGTTATTATACGCATCTAAAAGGGCTTGCACCCTATCCTTTTCGGTTGGGGTGCAAGTTTTCGCAATTTTAAAAAGTTCTTCTGGGTTAGCTTCGTTGACAGACTTATTTACCGCCTTGCTCAACTCTGTAATAACATAGTCATGCAACTTGTTGAAATCAGAAGAACTTTGCAACAGAAGTTGAATGATATTTTTAATGTTCATTCTTATTCTTCATTTGGTTCATTGCTTGTTGCCGTGGCAAATAGGTTCATTTTGGCGGCTTCTTCATTTTCTTTCTTTAAGAGTGCTTTTGTGCGTTCAGCATTACGTACCATTGGATTTTCTTCGATGCCTTCTTCTTGTGACATGGTAGCTTTGCCTTGCGTGGAAAGATTTATTAATTGCAACATTTCCATTTCATTCTTCGGAATGTATGGAGAAAAGATAGGTGTTACCCTTAATGAATCGGCAATGCGTTGAGGAGTGGCAAAAACACTCGCAGCAATGCCATTCTTAACAACGTTAAATCTTCGTGTGAACATTTCGCCAAACAATTCTTCTTTCGTTTCGGCTTTTAAGTGTGGGTCAGTAAACATTAAGCGAATGGCAGCACCACTTGTATTATTACCAAGCGTTTTCATATTCTCAAACGAAATATCGGGTGTCTGCGAATACGAAAAGATGATGTTTGTAAGATTTGCCATTTCTTGCCGCATACTTTCAGGTGCTGAGTTCCACGATACGACCTTCATGTCTGTATCACTTCCTTCACCTTGGTAAATACGGCCGACTTCACCCTTTTCCGCAAAACCTTTCATCTTACCTTTGAAGAAATAAGTAGGCGCGCCAAAATAATCATTCACATCGCCCCAATTAGAAAGTAATTCTTCAAGTCGTTCAATAACAGGTTGCACACATTCCCATTCTGTTTCTTCTTGGCGATAGTATACAATAGGTATTTTTGTAAATCCATGTGGCTTTGCGCTCATGAGCTGCATGGTTGAATCAGCGTTAGAATACCTATAGAGCATCGTATTCGTATAAACATCGAAATGTATGGTTGTTTGTCCTAACTCGTCTTTAATAACGTATTTGCGCGCAAATCCGTCCATACGATTGTAATCATCGAAATGTGGATAAAGCACATCACCACGAAGCGGAGAAAGCAACATTACTCGGATTTCATTTTGTTGTGTTTCGTCTTGTGAAGGAACAATATACCACAACTCAGCACATTCACAACAACGGAAAAGGTCACGAGCCAACTTTTTATCGAAATAATCAATTTTGTTTTCGTTGAAGATTTCAATTGTTCTATTGTATAATTCTTGCGCCTTATTATCTACTTCGCCTTTTATGTTGTATTTAACGTTATTAGACAACAGAAAACCGACATCGCGTTCGCAGAGTAATCTTTGTGCTGGAACTGCAATACGGCAACGGTCAACGTATTTAGTCTTGTATAATGGCGAACCGTCATTGTCAACCTTATTAGTTTTAACCTTTATAGCTTTTTTCTTTCTGTATTGCGTATCCATAACCTTATGTTTCATAGGGTTATATTCGCTTTCTGTTTGTTCTATCGTTTTGTGAAATGGTTTCTTATACGATGTAAGTAGTGTGTATATGGTCATCGGATTTCCGATAGCCATAATTTCTTCTATGCTTTTCATTTAGTGCTTTTTAATTTATGTGTTACATGATTGCTAAAAATTCGTCCGCTTCAAGGCCGTTGCTGTTCTGTCCAAGTATCTCTTCAAGTACAACATAACGAATGGCGTCTATTGCGTGGTTGTACGCATCAATGGGTTCATTTAGCCATTTACCTTCTTTGTTTTGTCTGTAGGTATAATTTCTGAACTCTTTTAAAACGTTTACACTTCGTTTCGTTACCTTCATTTTGAGTTCTTGCATCTTGTTAATACCAGCCATGATTGAGCCAGAAAATTTGCGTACAGGGTGTATATCAATACCAGCGTTGGATATTTCATCAATTAGACGTGGATCTGCCGACTCGGATATAACCTTTACATCTTCGTGGCACGTTCGATTTGCGTTTTTGTGCGTGTTGATAATATCTTCCGCGAGCATTTTTGTTTGGTAACAGATTTCATCAATCCATAATGTATCTCCGTCTATATAGACATCAACAATCGCTGTCGGGTCGTTTGTATAACCGAAGTCCATACCTCTTCGGTGGTGCTTCTTATGCCACCTCGGAATATCCTCAACTTCTTCTACATTTTCGAAAATCAACCCTTCAACCATTGCTTGCAGACCAAGGCCGTAGATGCGCCATAAGGACGGATTTTTTTCCTTAAGGCTTTCTATCTCAGCAATAACTTTAGGCTCTAAAAATGGATTGTCCTTATAAGTTGTAATGAAGTGATACGTATTAGGTTCTTTATTTAGCGTACAAAGCCAGTGGTCGTCCGTGAATGAAGGATTATAGTCAATGATAGAGAACTCCGTTGTACGCATTTGCAATTGCTGCCATTCGATGTATTTTAACTCGTTGCCTTCATTTACGTACAATATTTTACGTTTACGACCGCGTAATTTTTGCTCGTTATCGCAAGAGAAAAACTCAACAAAAGAACCATTTGGAAACGTGCAAACCAATTCAGACTTATTAAAAGTACAGAAATCCCAAATTTTAAGTCGTTGCATCACTTCTTTAAAGTCACGAAGAACAGAACCTTTTAAAGCAGGTAATGTGGCACGAACAATAGACGTTGATGTATTCGTGTTATTCCAACAATATTGACAAAGCCAAACCACGGTGTTATATGTTTTTGAACTTCGGCTACTGCCTTGCTCGCTAACGGTTGTATAACCTCGTGCTTTAGCTTGCTCAATTTCTGCGAAGATGCGAGTTGTTTGTAACCTTTTACCTTTCTTCATCTTCATCATCTTTAATCACTTGTTCTCGACTATCAATAACCTCAATAACAAGTGGTTCGTGCGTTACTTCTTTGCCATTTGTAGTTACATCAACCTTTTGTCCGTCAATGAAGCGATGTATCATTTCGATTGCGCGTAATTTTGTCTTTTCGTCAACAGAACTGCTAAGTGCAAGGTTCATTAACTGCAAATTAATCAACGCGCCATTTGTAGCTTCTTCTGATGATATTCCAACCTTTTTAAGCGCGCTTACAATCGTTGCATTTGACTTGTCTATTGGTTGGTCTATCATCATACGAAGTATTTCAGACATAGCACGCTTTTCTCTGCGTGATTTCCCTGAATTGCGGCCACCCTTTCTGCTGAGTTCCCTCTGCACCTCGGGCGGCTGCTTGTTCATCGGGATAAGATTTTGTTCGCCTTTATTTCGCATATCTATTTCTTTTTAGCCATAAATCACCTTATTTTCCAAAATGCCAATATTCGGAGCGTCCTCGACCTTTAATGTTTTCAATACGCTCGATGTAATAACTATCTTCTTCGTACACACCAGCTTTCTTGTCGTTTTTTTCAGCTTCTTTTATAGCCGTTTTAACCGCGTCAAGATTTTTGTAACCATCAGACTGATTTCCCGTTATTTTGTCTGTAAATACGTATTGAATTTCAGTTGCTGATGAAGATGGTTGTGTAGGACCTTTTATAGGTTCTGTAAAACCTGGACCAGTACGATGCTCTGACGAGCGTCTTTTATTTCGTGTACCTCCGCTACCTTTAGCCATAATCAATTTGTTTTCTATTGTCAATAACTTGTTTGTTTAGCAAATCCTTCAACGTTGGAATAGCTTTGCCCATATCCCATTTTTCCTTGAATAAGGCAGTATTCTGTGCCATTCGCTGAATAGACTTGTATTTGTTTTTTATAACGATGATAGGCGTAACGTATACCGCGCCATGCTCTTTGCACCATTGTTTGATAATATCGCCACCGCCATACACAACGAATGTAAGATTATTGCCGTCAGCAATGCGCTTAGCTATTTCGTATTCAAAGTTCAAAGCGTTCACTCTATCCTCATAACCACGTGTACAGAATGCGTTCCAACCTTTCGGAACTCCAAGCAAATTGAATGCGTAGAACTTATTAGCGACATTCAGGTCAACGAACACGCGAATACCTTGCTCCTGCATTTGCCTTGCAACGAGTCGTTTCTTATAGATTGCTTGCATTCCGAACGCAATCGGTGTTTCATTGAATAGCGAGAAGTTGGGTTCTACTATCTGCGCTGGATTGTGCTGCAATATTTTCTCTGGGTGTTCGTAAACCGCGTTAAAACGATAATCGTCTGTATAGAAATGCAGCGTTCCTGTGCCATTCATTTTGAACGTTCGCTTTTGTTCACCGAAACAGACAAACGGAATTTCGCACGTTGATGCAGCCATATCTAAGCGCAAAGAAGGCACCTCAAAATCGTTGTCTGTTGGGAATAGGCTATCTGGGATATATTGAATTTCATTTGTCATTGTTTGTGCGTTTCGTGTTTTGTTTGTAATTTTGCGGTATCACAATAAGTACATTATCAGGTGTGTTCAGCAGGGTAACGTGTTACAAGCATTCCATGCGCAAGACCCCAGTTTGTGAGGAACATTGTGTAGAAGTTAGCCTCTGAGCATGGTCAAGCTATCTTTGCTTTAATCGTTGTGTTTATGCCGATGAACATTTCCATTTGCAGACACAACGATTATTTCTTTAAATCTTATTTTATTTAAACGCTCGTAAAGTTTGATACCTTCATCAATCATTGTTTTGTTGTATAGTCTATTCTTATCATAAATAACAGGTATTTTCACTTCTTTCGCACCTTTCATTACTTTAATTCTTGCATGTTCTATTGCTTTCAGCACACCATGAGTCGTTCCTTTTGTTGGTGTCCTTTGTTCATATCCAATGCTAAATAGAGTGCCATCACCCGTAGCTTTGTGACCATCTTCACTTGTTAATATTACCTTGTATCCATTGTCTGCAAGAAATTGTCCTGCCTCAATTTCTTCTACCTTATGTTGTGAATTGCTCTTTTCAATAGCGAGATAACCACCATGAGTACCAATCGTAACAGAACTATACTTACCATTTTCTTGCATAGACTTAATTTCGTCCAGCCTTTTACGATATTCACGGCTACCATGTTTTAGTTTACGCGTTCCACCACTTACTTTAGCCATAGTTTTATTGTTTATTTCCTATGTATTCAAAACTTGCTGTAATTCTGTTGCTAGAATTTGATTTGAACGATATTTTGGAAACTTTTGCATTTTTAGGTTGATTCTTTCTTTTCGGCATTTCTTTCAACACCCATTTTGCATCTTTACATCTTGCATGAATCAATGCTGGGTTAGAAGTTGTAGAAACATATCTTTTTCCATGCTTGATGAAATATTCAGCAACCCAATTTGAAAATTTGTGTCCTATACCAACACCTTGAAAATCGGGTAATACAACAGTTCGATGTTCTCTGTACACATTCTTAATTTTAGGGTGAGGAAAAGGTAATGCCGCGCAAAATCCGCATAGGTTATCATTAGCAAAGCAAATAAATACTTTTGCAGCAATATTAAAGCTGTCGCTCAGATAATGATATTTGCTAAACATTTTCCAATATTTCCGCTTGTCTTGTGCTGTTTGTATTTCGTATATTGATAAAGTGATGTTTGGTCTTTTTTTTTTGAAGGCAAACTAAATGTCATATCATTCGTGTTGAATATCCAATCTGGTTGTAACCATTCAATCACATCAAAATGGCAAGTAACCGCAATAAATTGCTTTTTATTGTCTGATTGTCTGATAGCTTTCTGCATAGCTAATGAGCCTATCTTTGCGACATTTCGGTCAACGACAGACGTAAATTCATCGAAAACGAATAATTCTTTTTCCGACAAAATAGCTCTTGCTAAATCACATCTCATTTTTTCCCCATTACTCAAAACTGCATAAGGTTTAAGCCATGAAGGAGGTGAAGAAAAGCCAACACTATTCAATGTTTTACATACATCTTGCATTTTTGCTTCCCTTGGGAAATCATCAAGGAAACATTCTTTATCGTAGGCAAAATGCTCGATATAAGCATCTGGGAAAAGAGACTTTGCAATCGTTGTCTTTCCTGTTCCACTGTTACCAACAATCAATCCAATCTGCCAATTTTGCGGAAAATCAATACTACCCTTAAAATGTTCTTTGATTTTTTCGATACTTAAATCGTAAGTACCTCTTACGTACTCGCACCTAAAGCTTTTTGGTGGATTAACCTCTTTTATAATGTCAAAATTCGGCATGATAGTCCTCTTTCTGTTAATTCATTGTATATCTTTTCTTGTTCTTCTTCATTATCGAACGATATTTCTATTTTGTATTGAGGAGTGAGTTCTGAACTAAAATCTTCAATTTCATCATTTTTCCCTTCATCTTCGTTATCTGTCATGTCTTCGTTATCTGTAAGAAAATCGCATTCCAATCCGAAATCCTCAAGTTCGGTTACGTCCCACTCATTGCCGAGCAAGTCTAAATCGTTTTGTCCGAATGCAATGTTATCTTTTTGAATATAGGCGCGAAGTTTCTTTGCGTCTGTTTCGGCTGGCAGCACCTTAACAGGCGCATCTTTGTAGCCAAGTTCTTTCATGGCTCGGTAACGCATATTGCCAAGGATAACGACAAGTTCTCCGTTGTTGTCATAAGCAACGAGTTCACGAAGATTTAGCATTTCAGGGTCATCTTCTATTGACTTTTTAAGTGCCGCAAAACGCTCATCTTTGATGAAGCGAGGGTTCTTTGGCACGTCTTTGATTTGTCCAGTATTGAGATGTAATTTTGATAATGGTATCTGCTTTGTTTCCATATTTAATAGTTTTGGATTACTGCAATATTAGAAAATCCGCTGACAAGTTTTTATCTCGCCAGCGGATTATCCAAACATTACACTTCTTTTATTGCAATTTTGTATAAATAGAGCATTAATTTTCGTTTTATTATGTAGGCAGCATGCCTACTTGTTATCGCACTTTTTGTGTCTTCAACGACTTGTTTCCCGTCTTGTTCATACATAAAATCTGCAATATACGTACATGCACGTTCTTTAAGTTTTCCGTCCACGTATTGTGAAGGTAACAATCTAAACGTTACTTGCCTTTTCAGATTTTTGATTTTACCGCACTTTACAAGCGAAAGCAAATAAATGTATCGTTTGAACTCTTTTACGCTGTCAAATCGCCCGAAAACGTTGTTTACAACCTTGTTTTTGTATTTTGTGCGGCCTTGCTTCGTCCTTGGTTCGCTGTTCATATAGCTCATTTTACACCCATACTACCTATCCCGTTAGCATTTCTCTCGCTGCCTGATAGCTTCTCTGCCTCCACATATCCACAAATAAAACCCTCAAGGCAGGCCTTTGCCATCAGTGGCGTGCAAATGCGCTGCTCGCCACACTCGTTACAGCGTGTTCGGTCGGCAGCCTCACGCGTCTTCTGTTGCGATGTTCTTTGCATCAGCTAATTTCTTATAATGTTCGATAATGTGCCCAAATTCTCTGTAAGCCTCGCTGCGGCCCTTGTAGAAACCATGTTCTTTGCCAGCAATGTAAGCCATGTACGCACCATAAACGAACCCCACAGCAGTAGAAATTATCGTTATCATGCCTTGTCCTCCTCTTCTTTGTCCTTACCAAAAAGCTTGTATGCGAGCTTCATCTCATCATCAAGGTAAGCTTTCTCCTCCTCCTTGCTCATGAGTCCCTGCACATAATTCATGTCTCTTTTGAACATCTTTATTCGGTCAGGCACAGAGGCCACTCCCTTGTATTTATCTAAGCCGCACAGAGCGCGTTCGCACAATTCAGCAAGTGCCGAATAGCACTGCTCAAAATCCGTATGGTCAGAGTTTTGTATGGCATTGTCCAATATTTCATACCATTCTTTTAATCCCTCAACAAAAAGTTTCGTCATGATTTATTCGTTTGAACTGGTTATAACTAATTTTACATCTGTCATATCGTTTTGTTTTTAATCATTATCGGGCAGTCGCGCCCGTTCGGCCTTGTGAAATAGCAACCCTTGTGAATGTTGCTTTTATCATGTTCTGTATGCGACAGTGCAAAGCGCAAACAAGCCTTGCGCTCCTTGCAGCTTTGCCCGTCACATGATTTAATCTTGCCCATGTCCGTCAAGCTCTTTTATCAGTTCTTTGTAGCTCTTGGTGGTGCCTATCAAGCGTTCGGTAATTTTGGAGAGTGGTAGTTTGAAGTCCCACAGAATGTCTCCACTACAACAATTACTACTATCATAGAATGTTACTTGTTGCTTGTTAGCAGCACAAACTCTTACTTTCCAATGGTCATAAATTGATTCTCTCACCAAACAAGGTTGCCACTTTTGCGGCTTAAAGTTGGAGTAGTCCTTGTAGTAGGTGGGGACTTCGATTTGGAGGTCATGGTCTGTTTCTTCTGTAAGAAGAATCATACCAGTATTTCTAAACGCGAACACGCCTTCACTCCCGTCTTTATTCTCCACAAGCGCAATTATGTTTTTAGGAGGGTCAAAAATATCATCTGTTCCCTTTCTGTCGAAACAAATAATTCTTGCTTGATGTCCAGCTTGCGATATTATTCGTCCTTTTATTTCCTTGTTGGTTATCTTCTTCGCCAATTCAAGGTCAAAGGGAACTTTCTTAAATCTTGTTCGTGTCATTCTTCTGGTTTGTTTGTGGTTCCTAACAAATGTTCGTTTCCTTCGTAGTGGATGCACAACGGCCACCTCATGTAAAGGCAGACATATTCATTGTCACTATCCATGTGACTGAATATGTTGCAAACCCAATCACATTTGTCATTAACTCTGACAAGTACCTTATCAAATGGCTTGAATTGATGTTTGGCCTCTTGGTCAGTCGCTTGGTCACTCATTCCAAACTTGCTCCAATCGCGTTGGTCACGAGAAGGGAAGAGCATACATTCAGCATCATGGTATTTTGCCATATATTTACCATCATATTGGAAAGAGTCTTCAAATCCATCACTTGTTCTACAAGTAATATACTTTTTATCAACACCAACCAATTTCACTTCTCCGAAGATTGGGCTATACAAATTCGTCCCTTTCGGACAATTCCTCAAAATTTCTGCAATATTCATTGTTTCTTGTTTTTATTGTAAGACCTTGGTCATTTATGTTTTCTAATCCAATTCATAAGCCACCGCTTTTGCTTTTCGGTAGCAGGATAGCAACTTGTTATGAATCCGTAATGAAAAGTGTACGGTTCATATTGTAGTAGTCCACGAGCATTGTCTGCATAGGCCTCATAATAAACTTCTCCTCTTGCGCCAATGTGATGAATTTTGACGAGCGTGTCGTCTGCCGCATGAACAATGTCTCCACGATTTACCATGTTGGCTTCAAGATTAAAACGGAACTGCCTACGAAGAAAAGCATCTTGCTTAATATATGCTTCCATTTCTTCTTTAGTGTGCTCGCCTTCCCAAAGGAAATCAGTGTGACAACCATCGCGTGCATCATCAACCGACCAAGGAACTGCATACACAGACCACTCTGAGCCGAATAATAAACCTTGGCTATAAGTGCCATATTTCTCTATCCAATTAAGCATAGCACCATCGAAACGCGCCCAATCGTCACTTTTCACATCTGGCAAATCTGAATTGATAGGAAGAGCATAATGCCCAGCACAACCATTCGTTCCGAAATAGAACATTCGTTGTTTCTTTTCCATATTGTTTTGAGGTTAGTCTTTTACTTTAATTCCGTAGTATTGGAAAAATAAATCTTCAAACTGACGACCTACGTAGCGAGCGGCTTCCTGACTGTTAAAACAAAAGGAACAACAACAGTCCTTATTCAGAATTTTACCCACATAGTGACCTTCTATGCTGCCAGCTTTTGAAATACACATGTATAAATTTTTTGAATAACTGGCGATAAGTCGAAGACCTTCTCTCTGCTTGTATGCTTGGGTATGTTGCTCAATATCTTCAGCCGTGTATAACTTCCAATAAGGATAGAATCTACGCATGGTCTTGTCGCTAAAATCTCCACCGTTGATAGCCTTTTGGATAATCATTAACTTATAAAACGCATTTGCTTGCAAGAATGCTTCTGTATCGCCTAACGAATCTACAAGCAGAGATTCTGCACTAATTCCTAACCGCTTGCAAGCGTCTTCAAAGGTTTTTATTTCGTGAAAGTCAAATACTTTGTTATCCATTGTTGTTCGTTTTTTTAGTTATTGTAAAACCTCTTTCTTCTAATTCTTCTATTAGGTAAGAATCATCAAGATTGCTGATAAATCTCTGTTGTTGCTCTTCAGTGCATTCTTCAAATATATTTTCAAGCACTTTTGATTGTTGGTATTCTGAAACAGATTGAAGAATGTCGGTATCTTCAATATATGATGTGATTTCTACTTCCATTTTGTTAATTTATTTGTTTTACTCATCAGCAAGGATGCTCTCCACGTATTTAACCACGCGTTCGTATTCTCTTCCGCTTTCTTCGCTATCAGCATAAGCTTTCTTTATTAGCTCTTCACCATTGCCATAAAAGCAGCCTACCTTCCACATATTATTACTACGTGTCCATGTGAAATATCGTCCACTGCTCCACCAATTTTTGAATACAATGTAATCGCTATTTTTATAGACCTTAGCATCTCCACGGACCACAGCATTGCCATAGACAGAAGCATCGCCATAGACCTTAGCGTTGCCATAGACCTTAGCATTGTCATAGACCTCAGCATTGTCAAAGACGTCAGCATTGCCATAGATAGAAGCATTGCCACAGACTTTAGCATTGCCATAGACCTCAGCATTGTCATAGACCACAGCATCGCAAAAGACAGAAGCATTGCCACATACTTTAGCATTGTTATAGACCTTAGCATCTCCACGGACCACAGCATTGCCATAGACAGAAGCATTGCCACAGACTTTAGCATCGCCATAGACCTTAGCATAGCCACAGACAAAAGCATTGTCATAGACCTCAGCATCGCCATAGACCTCAGCATTGTCATAGACCACAGCATTGTCATAGACCTCAGCATTGTCATAGACCACAGCATTGTCATAGACCTTAGCATTACCATAGACCTCAGCATTGTCAAAGACGTCAGCATTGCCATAAACCCAAGCGTTACCAAGTTGTGAGAGATTATTCTCGGATTGCACGAACCCTCCTTTATCGCCAGTCTTCACATCAGAAAAATCCATTAAAGCTTCAATTCGATAAAGTGTAAATCCGAAGTGTACAATCGTTTCATTCGTTAATTTGTACTTTTTCATTTTGATAAATGATTTCTTTTGTAGTTATTAATTTGCTGAATGTCGCTCTCTGTGAGTATTGAGCTATCGTAAGCATCAATCTCGTAAAGGTGCGCTGCAACGGTACGCGGAAACATTAGCTTACCGTCACATTTGCGCCTTGTCCATGCACTAACTTTGCTTGATATTGTAGTCATGTTCTGCAATCATCTTTTCAAGTTGTTCTCTGTTATGCTCGGTAATGGCTTCGTATCTTCTGCCATCGTCATAGCCTTCGGCACGGCCCTTCGCGTAACCGTCACGATAGCCTTCTTTATGGCCGCGCTCACGGCCTATTGTGTAGCCTTCTTTCCAACACGATTGGCGAAGGCGCGCCACTTCATCGGCCATTGCCTCTTCGGCTCGGTAGCGGCCGAGCTTATACGTGAACCGTAGCACGATATATAGGGTCGTGGAGTAAAAAAGGGCGTAAAAAAGAATTATCAGTACGTCTTTTAACATGGGTATCATCGTTTATTGTTCTTTTTGCAGTTCGTCTAAAAGGTTTTGAGCGCAAGCACGCGCCCACCACGTTTCATTGTTGTTGATTGCGTCTGCACAAAATGTCTTAATTGTTATCCAGCCGAACCATTTACGGCCTTGCACGAACACGTTCAATATGCCGTCAATAATTTTTTCGTCTATTCTGAATGAGGTCATAACTTATTGTGTGAAAGTTTCTCATAAATGTGAATTTCTGATTTCATGCGCTTTAAGAAGTTGCGCACCATTTGTTGCCGTTCGTCCTTGTCTCCTACGCGGTCAACCATGAGTAGTAAGACATCTGCAAAGAAGTCACTATCTTCGCAAGCGATTTCAACATTTGGCACGTTATACATTTGTTGAGAGACTTCTTGCCATGATCTACGCGCTAAACGTGTCTGCTCTACGGCTCGTTTCCACTTCTGCTTTTCTTCGCGCTTGAAGTCCATGCCTAAACTTTTAACACGGCTATAAGCGTCTAACAAAAACGTGTCTGTTACATCAGCCATAAGAAACGCAACGTTGGTAAGAATGCGAACTTCGTTTGGTATCTGTTCCGTTGGTGCTAATTTTTCTTTCATAATGCTTAATTTTTGCCTGTTGAACCCAATCCTCTTTTGTCGCGTTCAGATATAGCGAAATCGTTAGTTACTTCAAAGTATTCCACTTTGGGAATAGGCATTACAATGGCTTGTGCAATGCGCTCGCCAACTTCGTATTCGCAATTCAAACCTTTCATCACAACGTGTACTTCGCCATGATAACCGCTATCAATCACGCCCACGCAATTTGCTTGTAATGCTCCATTCTTAAAGCATGATGAGCGCGGATAAATAAACATTGCAAAACCTCGTGGAATATCGAAGGCAAGACCAGTGCCGTAAATGGTTGCCCTGTGTGCGCGGTCAAGCGTTTTGCTTGTTGCATAAAGGTCGAAGCCAGCATCTTGTGCGTGTTGTTGTTCAGGTAGCTTTGCTTCGGGAATAAGTTTTTTAGTTGGGATTATCATTTTATGAGAATAATTTAGTGTGAATAACTTTAGTAACTTTGTCTTTTGTTTCTTATTTTTAGAAAGCTTCTATTTTCGCACTCTTGTAGGAGTGGTAAATATTCTGTTAGAATTGCAGTTGGTGTTTCGCCACCTACATTAACGTACTCAGGATTGATTCCGAAACGATTGCAAATTTTGTGACGCGTGGCTCGATTGCACTTCCAAAAGATTGTAACTTTCGTGTATTTCATCTGAAAGGGTGAAAGGTGAAACCTACCTTGCGTGCATTGTTTTCAACTTCAAGATTTCGTTTCGTGTCATCTGTGTAATAGAACACAAGAGAATATTTTGCAGTTTCGGGTATATAATGCCTTCGCTTCATTGCTGTACGATACCATTTTCGTTTTGCGCTATAAGGCTCACGAAATCGAATCTTTGTTCTTTGGCTATCACCATTTAGCAACCTTATGTATTCCATTCGTCTTGTCCTTCTGAGCTTTTCTTGTATAGCCTGCATCATTTCCTGAAACTTTTTCGTCTTATGGAATTTTCTGCCGCCAGCGAGGAATTTTTCAAAATCACGTTGTGATACGCATTTTGCAGCGTGTCGGCAACATTGACTGATATATGTAGCATCTTTCTTTATTCCCAATGTCTGTGCAAATTTTACTACCGCTCTCTTTGAGCAACCTAAATTCTGAGCTATTGTATCATTATCTGTTACTGGGAAATATTTTCTGAAATACGCTTCGCCCTGTTGGGTTAAGACAAATCTTTTGTAGGGGTTGTCATTCGTTATGTAGAGTTTGTTGAATTTATTCATTTTTCTGCTTAAAAATGTACCCTAACTTCGTATAGGTTTTTTCTGTTTTTGTCGAACGTTTTGTTTCGTTGTTGTAGTAGATTATATTGCTATTACAATCAGTTTCGTACCCCTTAAGGCGCAAATAATAAAGCCTACGCGCTTTTTGCCTACATTCGCGAGGAGACATCAATGTGAGAATTTTTCTCGTTTTACGTGGCAAGTTATACTTGATTCTCAACTTTTCAAGTTTCACCATATTGCGAATGCTTTGCTTCATGCGTTCCTTTGCCGTTTCTGTATGCAAGTGTTTCGCATTTCGCTTACCTTGTTGGCTCTTGATATGCATAAGTAATTCTTCGTTTTTTTTTAATTTTAGTTTTGCCGCTTTATTGCGTATCGCGTAAGCTGGCATTTCAAGCAAAATGACAAGTTCTTCCATTGTGCATTCTGGATAGCATCTTATCAATGCTTGTTCTTGTTCTTTTGTCCAATTCATTTTTTTGCGTTTTAGGCGTTCATTTTTGTTTAACCTTATAACTTATGCGTATGCAACATAAAATTGCGTTAGGCTTGAAATAAAGTGGGTTCTACGCGTTATTTTGCATTTGCTTCCATTCTTGAATTGAAAAACCTTGTTTAAAATAAGGTCTATATAATTCCCATTCTTCGATATTCATCGTTTCGGCACTTTCGCGTTCTTTTGCTTCTGCTTGACGTTTTCGCTCTTGCTCTTCTGTTTCGTGTTGTTCGATTATTTTCGCTCTATCGCGTAGAAACATTCTGAGTGAAGATGTTATTACAAGTGGGTCAACCGCGCCATAGAAACGTTCGTACCGCCCTCCTTTCATGAAAGCGAAGAAAAGCAACACCTCAGACATTTTCAGATAGAAGAAATCAGAAAGAATAACCCTTGCGGTGTCTTCAATTTGAAATGTTGTGAGTTTCTTCTTTACACCTGTATATTCCGAAAAATCTTTGAGCTGTATTGCAAGCCACAATTCAGCTTTGTTGTTTCCAAATATGCGTTTAAAATCAACAAGCGTTGGACTATGCATCGTAACACAACGTTCTTTCTGTATCGCACATGTCGCTTGCATACTGGGGTTATAACTCGTCATAAGTTGTTCAGCCGTCTTGTACTTAGAAAGGAAATTCATCTGTTTGGTCGTCAGAGAACATTTTTTTTCTTGCGTATTCGGCAAATTCTGCATCGCGTTGTGCGCGAGTAGTTGATTGTCGTGTTGTCGCACAGCATTCTCTATTGTCATAATTACCTTCATATATTTTTTGAAAGTTTCTTGGTTTGAAAATCCATGTAAATGTCGCAAAGAACCCTCTGTCGTTGTCTCCGTTCAAAAACCGACTACCTGCAGCCTTAATGATAACCTCTTTTATCGCTTCTTCTCCAAACTCTTTTCTTCGTGCAAGAATAGTTGACATTCTATCCTTTTGCAATTTCTTTATCTGAGGTATTTGCTTGCCTTGAACACTTTGATTGAAGAATAATGCAATAGCCATGCAGTATTCACGATTTTTTCTTTCTTCGTCTGAACGATAGTTTTCTACTTTGACTGGAACGTCAACGGCTCCCGTTGACAAAGGTTCTGAACGTAGTGAAGAACCTTCTTCTTTATAATCTTCTTTTATTTCTTTTTCTTTTATTTCTTTTTCTTTTATTGCATTGCTTTTGCATTCTATTTGCATTGCTTTTGCATCATTATTTTGTTCATTTGCATTGCATTTGCATTGCTTTTGCATTGCATTTGCATCGTTCTTCTTGTTTGATTTCCAACGCTTTTCTGCAGCCTTCCGTCTAATGTCAGATATTTCGTTGATAATTCCGAGCCGTCTCCTTACAGACCGCGACCAAAAGAATTTTTTGTTGCATTCGAATAAATCCATTTTGCATACGATATTTTTAAGCATTTCCTCGTCTACATGTAAGGTGTAAGCAATACTGGATATTGATGTGATTGGTAGTGTTCCGTCTTGTTCATACAACATTTCAACAATACACCAAAATGCTCCTATTCCAGCGAGTCCATACTTTATCATCAATGCTTGCAATTTTGGGTCGTTTCTCGCATTGTAGTCATGCTGGAAATAATATGTCTTCTTCATTATTCGATAGTATAGCGTGAGATTGTTTCCCTGATAGATTGCAGGGCTGTAATTATGTCAACGTTAAGACTTGCAGCGTCAATCATAGGCGTGCCATCTATCGCAACATACATTTTGTTGTCGTACTCTTTAACCTGCACCCTCTCGGATAATTGCTTGCACAAGTGGTCGTTTTTGCGCTCTATATTGCGCTTTCTGCGTTTCTCGAACGCGTGTCTGATATTGTCTATATACATCATAGTTCACGCTGTTTTAACAATTCCTCAATCTGTGAGCGCATGACCAGTACATTGCGCCCAACCTGAGAACACTGAATGTTGAATTTCTTGCGGTAGCTTACCCATGTGTTCGGAGTTATGCCGAGCATTTTGCAAGCCTCCTTTGTCCCTATCCACTCGTCTTGTGGTTTAAGACGTTCTTCAACTCGTTCAAGTATTGATACAACACGCTGCCAGTCTTCCAGCGGTATTGATACGAATGTCTGTGTCATGGCTCATTGATTATTAGTTTGCATTCATTATTTTATCAACAAGGCTGCAAACGTATTTGTCCGCTTTTATTACCTTGTCATTCAGCTCTCGTATAACGTCCTCGTCACGCACAATTTCGAGCGAATACAATGGCTTTCGCCTGAATGGGTTGTACACTACGAAGTACGTTTTAGTTGCTCCTGTGACAGCCATGTGAGCGAAGCACTGCCAATAGTAGTTCGCTTCTGCTTTCTTCAGTCCAGCAAGTTTTTCCTCGTAAGTGTCTTGTGTGAATACATTCTTGACGAACTTGATGAAATTTTGCGCTAACGGGCATTTAATCTCAATCGCGTAGAAGGCTTTTGCTTCGTTGTCGTAGTACATTCTGTCAGGCGAGCTTGAGAAGTTCGGCAGACTATCGCTCTTGACTGATGGTGGCTCGTCTAACTCAATCGGTGTGTTAGAACCATCGCCATACTTCTTGTTGTAGGTCTTAGCGAATAGGTGTGCTGCTTCACCTTCCATTGTGTGTCCCCAATCAAGTATTTTGCTATGTACTTCTGTTATTGATAAATACTCACTGAAAAGGTCATCGTTTTGCACAACGATAGGATTTAATGTGCGCTCAAATGCAATTACATTCAGGTAAGATTGAGCAGTTGTTGTCCACTCTTCTGATTTACTTCGCGGTGTCCCCATAATGTTGCCAACCGCACTACCTGTTATATAGCCCAATCGCGAGCGATACCATTCTATGTTATTCTGATTGTTGTTGTCGTACATCGTTATTCGTTTTAAAGTCATGTATTGCAATTCTGTTACCACTTCGTATTATAGTTGGTAAAACAGTCTGTAAATATGATTTTGGAATACTAACTGCCTTAGTAAAACCTTTATCACTTGTATGGGTCTCGATGTTGTCCAGCACTTGTGCAACGGTTTCGGCATCTTGTTCGTATGCCTCATAATAAGCGCCATAGTTAACAAGTAATATTACTTCGTTATGTTCCTTTTTTAGCATTTTCCATTCTTCTATTCCGAATGACTTTTGCTCTTTTTGTTCTTGATTTTCTATTTGTTGCGCCTTTTGCGCTTGTTCAGCAACCGCTGTCAATGAAGGCCGTCCAATTTCGTCTGTCGGTACCTCAACAACTTGCTTGGGTTCTTCGCGTACCTCAACAACTTGTGCATATTGGTCGTTGATTTCTTCTGTTGTCATCAGTCCCATGCTGATTTCGGGACAATACACGCGTTGCCAAAATGCAGCGGCTCTGTATCGTAACATTTGACTTGGCATTGTTAGCCACTTGCTACCTGTCTTTGTGGTCCAGCCTTCTGCTTTTACCATTTTCATGGTAATCCAATCACCGCAAAGTGGTTCTTTGTGTTTCGTGTCTGCTGCTTCATAAGCAATTGCACGACAACCATATTCATCTGTGCCTTCTTCGCCTTTAAATTCGTAACGCAATGGCGAAAAACGTTTGCTCGCGTTGATACACGCAATCAAAAACTTGCTACTGAATGAGGGTTGCCCATGTACGATATACAAGTTCTGCATCACCATGAGTGGATTAGCTTGCATACGTGTTGCCATTTCAAGTGCAATCGTGCAGTTAGCGATTACAGATTGTGCATCAAGTGGCTGCTTGTTTTTAAACTTGTAAGAGTCGGGGATAAAAGAAGAAACAGCATACATACGTGCAATTCGCATCGTTGCTTCGAATTGCTTAACTTGCTGCCCGATAGGAGTTAAATCAAAATCGGCTTCTCTTTTAATTTGCAAGAGCTTTATTTCTTGCTCTTGCTGTGTTGTTTGTACTACAGGATTGTCCATTTTGTTTTGTTTTTTTGAGTGGTTAATACATTTGTGCCAACCGAAAGAATCGAACCCTCGAACGCGATAAATAAGCAACATTACTAACTTTAAACTCAATCATGGATTTTGCGTTGAACCTTCGTTGACTTTTGCCCCTTTTGGAGCAATGGATTACAACTTTATTTCAATTTCGATGCATTCTCCAATTTTGAGAAGATTGTTATCAAACATTCTTGTTAATTCGTAATTTGTGTAAGCCGTTTTAGGATAAAATTCATTCGTTTTTTTATCCCAAATGGGTTTACTATCATACAAGAACATGCCGCCAATATCTTTTGCTAAGAATAGTTTCATATTTCCATTGTTTGTTGTTTGCTTTTAGCTTTGTAAATGCCATGTCTTGTTAAGATCTGGCGCACTCCTTGACCTGTTATGCCTTGTTTGTCGGCAACGTACACCATGCATCGCCATGCCGATACTTCTGGGTGTTCTTTCTTAACAGAAAGATATTCATTGATAACCTTTTTATGCATGGCTTCTGTCTTCAGTTGATTATCCGTTTTTAATCTTGCACTCATAATTAATCTTCTTTTAAAATGTTTGTAATGAAATTCTGAACTACATCGGGCAATAATTTCTCGTTATACATCGCAATACCAATCGCATAAGAAGCTATATAAACAGGTATTGAAAGTGTACATATAACTTTGTTTATTGATTGATATTCGTTACATACGTTGCCTATGTAGAGCATTGTTGTTGCTGTTGCAAATAGCAACAAAACAACTGTCATGTTAACCCATTTCATAATTGGTTGTAAAAGATTTTTATCTGTACTTTGATTAATATTCAATTACGTAAAATTTAGTAGCGTCATCATCAAACAACCACTTAGCTATGTCATCGCAAGTGTCTTTAGTAAGATGTTCTTGTGGGATACCATAGCTGCAACTTTGGAGCTCGTCAAGTATAACATCTACGATTTCGTCTTGCCCAATGTTGCTAATGTTTTCTTCTTCTTCGGACGAAATAGCGAAGGTTTTAACTTCGTCATCGTTTCTTTGTAATGTTAAGTTTGCCATTTTCTTTGAGTTTTATTATTTGTGATTGCGAGCGGAATCGAACCGCTTAATGTCCTAATATTCAACTTGTCGGCTAACTACAAAGCTATATCTATGGCTTATCCATTTAACCACCTATCGCAATCTTTTGTGTAGCTATTCTCACGAACCGCGTACACAACACAGTTAGTATGAAATATGAAATAGAGTTTATTTTAATCGTTGCTTCTTGCTATATTGCAAAGAATTGCAACCCAACCCGTTTCGTCACCTTTTATCAAAAAAAGCGGCTTGAAGGCAAGTACTTTATCGTACTGTCCAAGGTTCATGTATTCCTTGATAGCTTTTTTAATATCTTCAAGTTGTGCTTGAAGTAGTTCGTCCTTTTCACGGATAACCTCATCCTTTGCAGCGATTTGCAGCGATTTGCAGCGATTTGCATTTTCAAATCGTGTATTTCATCCTGCCCTTCTTGATAGCCTTCGAAATTCGCTGTGCGCTTAACTGTTTCTATAACAGTAGGTACGACTGAAAGAAAATCTCCTTTCTTATAAGCCTCGCAAAATGACTTCTTGTCCATGTTACCAGCTTCAATACACATCTCGTTAATTTTTTCAAAATCTTCTTCTGAAACCTTGATACCTGTCAGTTGTTCAAATTCTTTCTGTAACATTGTTGTTGAGTTTTAAATTTGTTGTTAGTAATGTTTGCTTACATAAGTTTAATGCTTATATTTGCAACATGTTTTGTAACAAGTTTAGTAACTTGTTTTAAAACACATTGCAAATGTATAACTAAAAAGATTATATTACAACATAAAACATAATTATTTTTGTTATACACTTATTTTTTAACATCTATTAATACGTAATGTAAACTATAAGATTGCAAAATAAATAATTAATTTATAAATAAAACAGTTATAATGAAATCAAATCATCTAATAAAATTAAAGGTTTATTTCGAGTCTATAGGAAAAAAACAAGACGATATTGTTAAGGAAACAGGTTTTAAACAACCTTATGTCAGTGCAGTGATTAATGGAAAGAAAATCATTGGTAAATCTAATGCTGCAAAACTTTCCGAACTTTACGGACTTTCTTACTCATGGCTACTTACAGGTGAGGGCGAAATGCTCCGCGACCAATCTACAACCAACATAGCGAGCAACAAGACCTATGGAGATAACGCAAGCGGAAACAACAATATAACTATTACGAACGCGCGCACGCGCACGCGAGAGGAAGATGAAGGCGATAAGCACAAAGAAATCGTATTCCGACCAGTCGTGACAAAACAGCTCGCCACTCAATCTGATACAGACGTGTATTCTGTGATTAAGGATGATAAAACGCTTAAACTGCAATACATTCCTGCAATACCGCCTTACACATCTATTGACTTTTATTATACGATTCGGCAAGACGCGATGCTGCCCGAATATAAACTCGGAGAAGTCCTCGCACTTGAACACATCAAGAGTAATTCGGACATTGTGCAAGGTGCTGCAATGGTCGTTGATACAAGTGATTTTGGGTTCTTGTTTAGGAGAATATATGACCGAGGAGATTACTACGAGTGCAGGAGGATTAACGAGAACAGCGTTTTTGAAAATCAGAATGTTCCTAAATCTAAGGTCATAAGGCTGTACAGAGTGATTTATTCGATGAAGTTCGGAGATTGAGAATTGCAATAGATTTTTCATTTGTAGCCCTACCGATTTCAGTAGGGCTACAAGAACACGAGCATAAATAGTAATGTT